CACTATATAATGGTACTCCTTCTGGCATATATCCAATTTGTCTTTTTGCTTTTTGGGGCTTTTTAGATATATCATATCCATCAACAATAATTCTTCCATCTGATGGTTCTATAAATCCTGTTATCATATTCATCGTTGTACTTTTTCCTGCTCCATTTCTACCTATAATAACAGTTAGCTCACCACAATGAATATGAATATTTACATCTTTTAATATTCTAATGTATTTAGTTTTAGTAGTAGCAGTAGTAGGTATAACTGTGACTTTTCCTTTCCCATTAGTACAGTTAACTATATCTGATACTTTTATCTTTCCTGCTTTTAAATTATAACAATCCAATTTAAATTGAGCATATTTTGAAGGATTAAGAACCATATATATTGGGCATAATTTATATGCTCTACCCACCACATCTGTATGTCTTATTATATCTTTTTTACAGTCTAATCCTTTTCTGTCGCATAACCATGCACATAAATGAACCATACTTTTATATGTAGCATCTGTGTAATGATTATCTTGCCCTGTTGTGGCAACTTCTATACCTATAGCATATCTATTAGCTGAGTTTGTGCAATAGCATCTTTCATCAGTTGGAATAAGTTGATAAATAGTTCCGTCTAGATCAATAACAAAATGTGCTGATGCATATACATATTTACCATTAACTTTTGTTCCATTTGCAACTACATTGTTAAAATAGTTAACTGTAGCAGAACCTTTAACATCTGCTTCACCAGTATAGTGAATTGCTACTTTTGTATAATTTAATGGAGTTCCAGGTCTACCATATTTGTTTTTCTTTTGCCATTTTTCAACGATTGTTGGTTTTACTATTGACATTATATCATCTCCTATTTATTTTCAATTAAAGCTTTGAAACTTTGGTGCAATCCTACACTAGAAAGCCCACTTAAAAGCCCTCCTAAGAAAATATTCATATCAAATGATTTAGATATTGCTATGTTTAATACAACACCTAATACAGCCATTATGAAAGGAATATACTTATTAGGAATAAAATCAAAGCTAGTTTTTATAACATATCCTATTCCACAACAACCTAATACAACTCCAATGACTAAATAACTATTAATAACATTTAAATCTATCATAATTAACCTCCTATTCTTCTAAGTGATCTATTCTGTGATGTGCAGACTTTGTTGAATCTTCTACTTTTGCCATTCTTTCTACTAAATTATTATGTTTATCTACTCTAGTTGACAAAATATTTATATCTTCTTTTAAACTTTTTATTTGTTCTTGCATTACTGCAGTAGTTTTACTATTTGCAAAATAAGAACCAGCTAAAGTCCCTATAAATGCTATAATAGCAACAATTATTTCTGTTTGCATATTAATACCTCTCAATTTTCTTAAGTATGTTTTACTCTATCTCTAAGTTCTCCTTTTTTACCATCGTTAAATTGTCGAACTTCACTTAAATAACCTGTAATTCTTCTGATTCTTTCAAATGAAACAGGAACAAGTTTATATTCTAACTCTACATACCCTTTATCGTCTATTGTTATATTTAGATATTCAATTTCTCGATTTGGATATTTTTTATGAATATGTTTTATGTAAGCTTCGATTTCTCTTTGTTCAGCATGAACTCCTTCTGGAGTTTTTATATTTATTTTCATCTTTTCAAACTCCTTTTTACAAAATAAAAGGGATTACAAATTAGTAACCCCCTTAGAAAAAATGGTAAGTGCCTCTAAATACTATATACACATATAACTTTTAAAATTAAAATTCGATTAAAATATAAATGTTTTTTTATTAAGTCCACATTGGAATCACCCTCTTTCATAGCCAATAAGCAAAAGAAGGACCCACTCTAAAAGTAAGTCCTTTCCGGAAAAGGTTATTAAACCGATTCCTTTGCTCGTTGGGGTTTCAAATGAGAAATTATTTTATCTACAATTATAGTGTAAATTCCCAATAACAAATTTGCAATCGGAACATATTCCTAATATTTATAATTTAAGTGTTAAAACTTTGTTAATTAGTAATATTTTTATATATATTTTGCATATGCTATGATATGCGAAGCGTTTATGAAGTAGCGACAGCGACCGTAATAAATGCAAAGCGGTTATATCAAGGTTATAGCAATTTGGATATACTATATTCATTTTTATCTAGTATATAAAATTATATAAATTTATATAAAAATAAGGAGGAATAACCTCCTTTTATTTTGGCAATTTTACCACAAATGCAGAATAAACATTATCTTCATTTCTGATTAAACAAAGAGCATGATATCTTTTAAGCTCTAATAAATCTGTTTCTGTATAACCTTCCTTATTAAACAATTCCTTAAGTTCAATAAAACACTTTACATCTGCTCCAGCAAGTAATAAAAAGTTGCATCCACTGCTTAAAATAGCATTCTTACATTTTTTACTGCATTGATCTAAAAAATGTAGACTTATTGTAGGAATTAAAGAGTATTTTCTACATTCTGTTAATATATCTTGAAGAATAACTTGCGCAACAGGAAATAAATTAATTTCATCTATAAATATTTCTGTTCGTGTATCAGATTTTATTTGTTTAGATAACCATACTTTTGATAAATAAAAAGTAGCTATTAAATCTCTTATATTTCTATTGGTAAAATCTTCTTCTCTAGCTTTTATAATAATCACTTTATTTTGATCTAATGCTTTTACAAAGTCTATATTATTATTTCCTTGTGTATTATATGCTAGTTTTGTATATAGATTAGTTTTTAACATGCTTATTCTATCTATTATACCGTCTATTTTACTATCATAATTTTCTATTGTTCCATTCTTATTAACTTTATTTAAGTCACATAAATCTTTAATTTCATCAGATAATAATTTTTTTTCACTTTCTGTAAGTCTTTCTAAAATATTTTTTCGTGTATCTGGATATAATAACACCTCTATTATTTCTTTAAAACTAGCATTAATATTCTTATAAAATACTACGGTACAAGCAGCATAAAAATAACGTAACATTCTAGGAGTTAATTTAGTATCAGAATTAATAGTGTTAAGTAAAATGTGTAATTGTGTACCTTTTTCCATACATTTAGCTAATTTTCTATACTTATCACTACTATTACATATCAATTCGTTATAGCAAAATCCTTGTAATTGTGTATGGTTACTACAATCTATTTCTATTAATCTATCTTTCGGAGTTACTTGTTTAATGGATTCTGCTAAATTGCAATCTCTTATTATATCTAATACGACAAGGCCATCTCCTTTTGCTATTATAGATTTAGCTAGATTTTGCATATAATGTGTTTTACCACATCCCATACCTCCAATTAATACTCTTCCAAGTCTACTTATTTCTTTGTCCGTAGAGTAATATACAGGCATATTTTTTATAGAATTTCCAATTAATATATCCCCTGTAGCTAGACATTTAGGAAAATCTTTATTATACACTCTATTATGGTTAATTTGCGGAAACTGTTGTATTATATCAGCTCCTGGAAGTGCTATAAAATTACCGCATTCATATATAGATGTATTTAAGTTTCTTATGTTATGTTTGATTTTCTTACATATAAATTTATTGTCATCTTCTATAACTGAATAGGAATTTGATATTGTATCTATAATAGATTTTTCCCTATTGGTTGTTTTAGCCTTACTAGATAGTATAATTTGTGTTTTACATATATCAGAAGTAGCCTTTTTATTTGTATTGTTACTTAGTTTATTAAAGTTAATTTGTTTATCCACTTGTTTTACATCAAATAAAAAATTTAAAGTCGAATTAATAAAATCTATACTATAAGATAATATTTTAATAATTAAATTAGATATTGCATTTGATGTGTATTTTACATTTGTGTTTTTATATTCTCTAATAAATTTCTGACAAGTGGATTTAAAATAATTGCATTGTTTTTCTGAAGTAGGAAGAAAATTATATAATATTCCAGCTTCTTCTCCATCTTGTAATAATTCTACAGCAGACAAGTTAGCTGACAACAAATCGTTATTTCTCATATCTGTAGAAGTAGATAGAAAATCTTTATTTTTATAGATTAATTGATATTGTGGTCCAGTTATAATTGGTATAGAATTAACTTCTTTTATTTCTACTGATTTCCAAATTTCTTTAAATTTTACTCTAAATTTAGAATAAAATAATTTAGGAACGATAAAGTAAAAATTAATTTTTTCTTTTGTTATGTGAATATAATAACTTGCCTTTAATTGTGTTCTTATAATTAATTTATTATCTTCTATCTTTATGAGCTTATTAATGTTGAGATACATTTTATTTACAAGATCCAATATAGAATAAGTCCTATTATTCCTAATGGATTTACTTGGTATTAATTTAAGATATACATATTCTTGACTTTGTATCTCAAAATATTTTGCTATAGGAATGCTTTTAAGCATGTGTAATCGCTCCTATAACTATATTAAGGATAATATATATACAAGGTATCATAAATGCCCATCTCTTGCCGTTTTTATATCCAAATACATATAATAAAAGTGCTATAAAACCTGCTACAAGACATATATCAAAAGATAGATTTTGTATAGCAACTAAAAGCTCATATCCAGTTTCTTTAAAATATTCTATCGGATGTAAAATATTATCTAAAATATTTATAACTTGATTTAATTTTTCTTCCATATCAATACCTCCTAAAATTTAATCATAGAAAAAAGTTTTGGATAAAAACTTAATAATATATAAATTAGGAAATATTGCATTCCAGATGTTGTTGCTTGCTTAAAATCTGCTCCTTGTAAAGCATTTTCTATAATACTTTTTATCCCCATGCACATACATCCATATTTAGCAAATACCATTAATAGACTAAGAATTTGAGTAGCTACATTTGATATTTCAGTTTCTGTAGTTACACAATAAGAAATTAAATTCTTATTCATAAAAATAGCTATTAAAACAATGATTTTCTTGTACTCTTTTTTATTCATCTTTAAGTTATTAAGAAATCTTTCAATTAAAGTATAATCCTGTTCTAATATTAATTTATATTCCTTAAAACTATAAGATTGCATGTATAAAAATCTCCTTTCCGTTTAAAATAATAATTAAATATGAATTGACCGAGGTGATAAAAATGAGCGAAACATTATTTTGGTTCGGACTTGCTTTCCTATTTGATTTTTTGAGTAAACTCATTTGATTCATTTAACATTTCTTTTCTAAGAATGTATTTTATATAGTTACTTTTATTGCCGTATTCTGTAAATTTATCTTCTAGCCAAGCTAATAAAAGTTTATCATCCATGTTATTTTTAAAACTCAATTGGATTACGGTTTTATTATTTTTCATAATCTCAACCTCCTTTTACTTAATTCTATGCAAAAGTATGGAAAAGATTACACTTTTATAATTTTTTAATAAAAAAGAGCAGCTAATTAATAACTGCTCTATGATCTTACTTGGTATTTACTTGGTATTTACTTAGCAAAATGGTTCGCAATATTTTTAAATTGCGAACTAAGTGGGTATTAAAAAAATCCTTGTAATATTTTAATTTAATAATGTATTTATGTCATCATTTGTTAATGCGCCGAACCATATTTTACATTGATTTATTGTTCCATTCCAATATCTTCCTTTATTACCATTTACATCTTGATAAGCACCTAATATTATATTTTGAGTTATTGCATGATATGTTAAAGTAGCTGACAACTCTATACCAGTAACATTATTATTAGAATAAAGATTTATGGTATTACTAGTTTTTGTATGTGTTATTATTAATTTAGTAGGTTTACTAATAATAATACTATCTAGGTCAACGTTTCCATAATAATCAACTTTTATATGTTCTGTTGATGTAAGAGGTCTAATAGATAATCCATAATAAGGGTTTTGTTCTTTCATACAATGAAGAATTGTGTTTTGCTTAACATCTACATTGCCTTCACCATTCATAAAATCTAAAAATACAGTAAAATCTTTATCAGTATCAAATAATTGTACTCCAGTATCTATATAATCACTTATGCCATTAAATGTAGTTGTTTGAGGTAACGAATATACTAATTTATCATTATCTGTAATAATTGCATTAGCGGTTATTACTATATCTCCAGTAACAGAATTAATTGTTATTACTCCATGTGAAACTGATGTATTTGTTATATCTGTTCCTCCCATAGTAACTGTTATATTATTTAATGTATATAGATTTTTGGCAGTTATAGTACCTGAATAGCTACCATTTTCTTCTATTGTAGTTATTGTATTTGAATTTACACAATTAGTTAAATTATTTGTTATAGTATATTTTTTAATAACTCCAGGATAATCATATATAGTTGGATTTGTAGCATCTATAAAATTTTGCTTAGTTTTTTGTTTTAAAACTGTTTTATCTCCCTTGATTATAGTTATCGATTGTTCTGTTAAATTATCACCATTTGCTTTTATAATCATATTTCCACTTACCCCATTATGTTTTACAACACACAAAACTTTTCCGTTAAATGCTGATTTTATATTTGTTCTATATTTTTCAACACAAGTAGCATCACCATTATCTGTACCTATAATTATTCCACCTTCTACCGTGAAAGTAATTTTATTATTTGCTGTTGGTACAACCACTCCGTTTTTATCTACTAAATCACAAGTTATAAATATCAAATCGTCTGAATTTATATTGACATTTGTTTTATCACTAGATAATTTAGTTGTTGTTGGAGTACCTTGAGAAGTATATATTATATCCTGTGCTATAATATCACCATTTTGATTATATCCATTAGCAACTAAAGTACCTTTTGTATAAGTAACAGAATATTCAAATTGATATTTATTACCTATGTTAGTTTGTAATTTTTCACCTAAACTTACACCATTTAAAAATAATTCTACCTTATAACAATTTGAATATAACCACACTTTTATATTTCCATCTGTCCAATCCCAATGTGGTAATATATGAATCATTGGAGATGTAGCCCATCTTGATTGATACATATACATTATATCTTTTGGAAATCCACAAGTATCATAAATCCCAAAATAACTAGATTTACTAGGGTAAGCATTGAATGGAGTAGGTTCTCCTATATAATCAAATCCAGTCCATACAAACATACCTGCTAAATAATTAATATCATCTATATGTAGTTTAAGTGCATCACTTGCATAGCTTCCCCAACTTACTGTGAAATCGTCAAAACTAGGGCATTGTTTATTTTTATCATCTTTAGTATAAATACCTCTGGATGACAAAGCTGAAGTTGTTTCAGAGCCATAAATAGGTTTATTAGGCATAGCAGTTCTAACAGAAGAATATACTGATGAATTACCATAATTAACACCAACAACATCTAAATATTTCATACAATTTTGATGTGTTGATTGTGTAGGATAATTTTCCCCCATTGTAACCATCCTTTCAGTATCTACTTCTTTTACCCATGTAACTAACTCACGAGTCATTACATCAGATTCATTAACTATTTCATTTCCTATTGACCACATGATTATTGAAGGGTTGTTTTTATCTCTCTCTATTGTGGTTTTTATAACGTCTTTTGCATAAGTATTATAATATCTAGCAAAATCATATGTTTTTTTAGCAGTGGCCCAACAGTCGAACATTTCTTCTATAGTTAAAATACCCTTTTTAGCACAAACATTTAAAAATTCAGAACTTCCTGGGTTGTGAGTGATTCTAATTGCATTAACCCCCATATCTATTAGTAAATCAATTTGTCTCTCTATTGCAGATTTATTAACTTCAGCCCCCAAACAACCTAAATCATGGTGCATACATACACCTCTTAATTTAAGATTTTTACCATTAAGCCAAAATCCAGTATCTTTATCAAATTTAAAATATCTATATCCATATTTAGTTTCGGTAGAATAATAAGTTTCTACACCTATTTTTATATAAGTTTTCAACGTATATAAATTACCATTATATTCATCCCATAAAGAAGGATTATTTATTTGTATATACTCAGAAATTGAATTATCTCCAATACTTAAAGCTACTTCTTTTGTATTTGATTCTACTAAAGAATTATTAAAATATATTTCATTTATTAAATTTATTGTCTTAACTGTAGTTGAGTTAATTTTTATATCTATTTTTGTATTTGCAATATTTGTTTTTACATCAGTTTCTAGTGTCGGAGTTGTTATATTAATATCGTTTATTCCTATTTCAACATCATTTGCAGATACTAAATAAGCATTTCTGATTATACCACTTCCACTATACCATCTTGAGCTAGGTTGTTGATTTCTAACAAATACTGCTAATGTATCATTGTTATTATATTGTACGTAATCAGTTATTTCTACATAGAAAGGATTATACCATTTATTACTTTTAACTTTTGTTCCATTGATATATACATCACTTTCCATATAAATCCCATCGAAATAAATATATACTTTTTGCCCTTCTAATTTAGCAGTTTTTAATTTAAATCTATACCAAGCATCTCCCCCATCTAAATATCCACCTTCATATCCTGAAGGAGAATTAGAATTAAATGAATTATATATACTCCAATCGTGTGGTATAGATATGTTATCCCAAGAGTCATCATTGTAATTTTTACCAGCTTCAGTTGTTGAATTATAACTCGCATTAGATGTAGAAGAAATTAATTTAAACTTACAATCAGATAATTTACTTAATGAATTAATTTTTACAGTTGAGCCTAATATTTTAGCAACTAATTGAAAAACCTCATTTATTGCGCCTTTTAAATCTTGTGCTGTTGTGTTTAATGTTTCTGTACCTACTTGTTTCGCAATATCTTTATATTGTGTACCTAATTCATTTAATGCACCTTCAACATTTGCTGATTCAAAATTATCATTTACATCAGTGATAGTTATATCACTAGCATTAGTACTTCCGCCAGTTCCGATATTTTTTAGTCGAGAACTATTGTTGTATATACCTTCTTCCATTTTGTTTAATCTTTCGACACTGATTTTATCTCCTTTTGCCCATGTAGTTTTAACATATTTCCCATCATCATCTACTACGATTAATTGTTCGTTTTCTTGTGTTGCTATTGCCAAATCTACCACCGCCTGATTAACAACATTTACATTTCCTGATAATGTTCCAATTGAAGTTGTACAAGGTCTTTCTTGAACATGAAATTGACCTTTTATCTTAGGAATTGTCACAGCACCATCACTGTCATCAAACAAGTCAAATACTAAATCAAAATCCCCTATCTCAACTTCTTCATCTATTAGATCTTCTGTAACTTTTAAATGAATTAAACCATTTTCAACTTTTGCAATTGCACTTGCTACTTCTACATTATTCGGTTTTATTACTGTAACTGCTGCATAAATCGCATTTGCATTTTCTATTAAATCTCCTTCTTTTTCAAAGGCAAAACGTGCACCTTTTATTGAAAAATAATAATGTATATTTCTATTACCTCTAAATAAAAAAATGTCTTTATTTAATTTTGCTCTATTTTCATTTACAGATACTTCGTAGTTGTATTTAATCAAATTAACACATCCCCTTCCTATTCTGTATAGTAAATTCTTACTGTTCCGTTACTTAGTGCTGAGTAATGACTTTTATCGTATGTTGATTGAATACCAAAGCCTTTTATCGTTCCGCTTTTAATTCCATTTAAAACAGTCGAATCTGTAATTGTAACTGTTCCTTTTTTGCCCCATGCTAGTGATAGTGTTTTATTACAACTAGCATAAAAACTAGGTGTTGAACTAGGTCTTCCAGAATATGTATGTGCTTGAAACACATGAGAAGTTGATGCAGAATAACCTATATCGCTACTTCTAGTCACATCTATTTCAATTTTTGTTATATTCTTGCCTTTCACTTCAGCAAATTGTGAACCATAGAACCAATAACCATTACAATCGCCATAACCCCAATCACCTTGTCTACATTTTCCTCTACCTTCCCAGTTATTGTAAACAGAACTTCTATATGTGTCTGCATATTTTGGTTTAAATGTTTCAAATCTAGTTGTTGTAGGGTTTACAGTAGTTGTATTTGAACCGCTATCTTTTGAAGATGCAAAAGTAACTCCTGTAGAAATTATTTGTCCGTTACCACTTGTGAATGTATTATTTCCTCCACCTGCTTGTTGTCCTGGATATAACACAATTTTTGCTCCTGTACCAGCATTCCATGAATTTCCAGTCGAAAGACCAGAAGATGATTGACAATACAATTCAGTCATCGAATAAGTTCTACAATTATATTTACAACCTACAAATGATATATTTTCCATATACACTTTTGATTTTTGAGTTGCTCCAACTCCTACAGAATTGGAATTTACACTGTCGCCATAAACTTTTAAGTTATATAGATTTACGTTAGGGCAATCAGAAAATATAGTAGTATAATAATAACTTCCTACATTATAACTAGTATAAGGCATTATAGAACCCATCGTAGTGTCTGTGGTACTATTACCCCCATAAATACTGTATTTGGCATTATTATATATACTTCGTATAGTTCCTTTTATTGTGTTACCACATAGAAATATATTGACTAGTCCATTTACATGTCTTCTCAACTCAAGATTTTCTGTTGTATTTGAAGTTAGATAGATTTCTACTGTAAAACCATTAAGATTCAACGGTAAATCATCTAAATATTGTGAAATTGTTTCTCCACTTGATACATAGATAGTTTTATTTTCAGAAAGTGCAGGCGGAATATCTGCTGATATCAAAGTATCTACATTTAAAGAATCACATGTAAAATTACCTCTTACATTTAGATCCAAAATATCTAATTCCCCTTCATCAGTAATTTTCCAACCAGAACCTTCCATTAATCCGTTGATTAATATTTTCTTAGCTGACAATTGAATGTTAGAAGATGCTATTGCTTGTATTAAGCTATCAGTCAAAGTTATGCTTGAACTTGTAGAGCCTTTTTGCACTATCCATTCAAATTTTTCAGCAGTTTGTGTTGCTGTAGATATAGCTGTTTCAGCCTTAAAATTTGCTTCCCATTCACTACAATATTGAGGGTCTGTAAATCCAACTGAACCATCAGTATAGAATATTTTATAAGCACTCCATAAATATTTTCCTTCTATATATGCGGGTATATCAAATCTCCAGCCAGATGCCGCAAATGTAGGTGCTTGTGTCTTAGAAACATGAACAAAATATATAGTTATTATTTTTTGTACACCTACGCCTGTATCCCCGGTAGTTCCCTGTTCACCTTTTATTTTAGCCCATGTGTAACTGTTGACTGTTGTAGGGTCATCTATATTAAAGTCAGTGCATGTCCCTATGTAATCTCCTACATCTTCACCATTATTATTTGTAAATGTTAAACCTCCATCATTGCTATATTTAATATGAAGGTAAGTTGTTCGGCCATCTCCGTCTTTTCCTGGGATTCCTTGCTCACCTCGAGGCCCTTGCAAACCTTGAAATCTATACCATGTATATTTAGAAGGTTCTGTACTATCTTGTTCTGTAAAATCTACATAAGTTCCGATATACTCGCTTGGAGTTTCTGTCATTTGAGAAGAGTATGTAGGATTTTCCACAGCAGAATATTTAATATGAAAATAAGTAGTTTTACCAGATTCCCCTGCTGGTCCTTGAATCCCTTGCTCACCTTGAGGTCCCTGCAAACCTTGCAAACCTCGTGGTCCTTGAACACCAGCCATACAAACTGCATCTCCAGTTGAACTTGTCCCATCAGCTTTGGTATATACAGTTCTTATCCATAAGTAGCTACCTTCTGGAATATTAGTAGGTACTGTTGTCGACCATGTTCCTCCTACCTGTTCAGTTTTACTTGTAGAGATATAATATTCATTATAAACTTTAGTAACTCCCTGTTTAATACTATTACTATTATTAGCAACAGTGCTTTGTATTCTCTCTACATTTTGCTCTATTTGGGAGTATTTATCTAATGCTGCCTGTGCTGTATCTTTTGCATTTGATGCTATACCGGATATTTCCCCAACTTGTGACGTAAATCCGTTCATATCCTGCTTAAGAGTTGAATATAACACTTTTAATTTAACTTTATTTCCATCAGCATCTTCTACAAATCCATCAGATACTAAAGATTCTATTTTGCCATTTTGTTCATCTACTATAAGTTTTGTCTGTTTAAGTTCGGGGATTTTTTCTCCATCAATATACAAAACACCATCTTCATCTAAATATAAAGTCGTTTTTTCTCCGTTATTCGTAAGGATATTTACTATGCTTTTTATATCAGCATCTAATTTTCTATCACTTACATTTTTAATTTGTTCTCTTAAATCATTTTCTTTTTCTTTTTCTAGTATTCTCTTAACTTCGTTGTAGTTTTCAGTATAAGTAGCATGTGCCTTTTCTAGATCGTATTTGTCATCTTGTGTTATTTTTCTATTTGTTATAACTTTTTCAAGCAGATTTGTTAATTCATCATAACTAGAGGAGAAATTATCATGCTCTCTAGTTATAGTTTCTATATTGCTATTGCTCATAATAACCCTCCTTCTATAATTTCTTAGGTCTAGCGCAGAATAGTATTTTATCTGTTTTGTTTTCTGTGATTAGTCTTGTTTTTACACCATTTTCGCACTGTGTTGATTCTATTGTATATACTGTGCCTCCATCTTCCGTTTGCCCAATAACAATAGCTGCATGAGAACAATTCATATAACGGCCATTCTCACCATTGTCTCTATCCCAAAAGACGATATCGCCAGGTTCAAGATTTGAGAAATTAGTTATATCAACGTCATGTAATACCCAACCATTTTTTACACAATATTCTGCTTGCTCTGCTGCGTTTCTTGGGAATGTAAATGCCCAGCTATATGTCGTGTTTCTCTTTAATGAAGTCATTTTATGATTTGCATAAGGAGAATGATCGTAATCTAATCCCATATATGTAAATTTAGTTAATGTACTACAATCTATTTGCCCTTTTTTTCTAGTTGAATCATACCACTTACTTAGATTTTTGGCCGGATTTGAATATGATGCAGGTGTTTTTACTGCTGTTGTAGAATATTGTCCTCTATACTCTAAATCTGTATGATTTAAGTATGTTTTTGCTATTTCAGCAACTTTTTTACCACCCTTAAAAGTGTAAGGTTCAGCATATCCTTCGCCCTTATCAACAGCTACAGACCCATAGTATTTATAATTTATATTTGGATTTGCATTGGCCATTATTATAATTCTATATCCTACATTTGGTCGTGGCACTAATTGTCCTGCGACACAGTCAACACCTTCCAAATAGCAAATTTTAGATTGAGAGTAACTGATTTCATCCGCAGTCGTAAACATTAATCTAGCATAAAAACTTTTATCAACCTCGCTATTCAATCTAAAAGTAAGTGATTTTATAGTTGTTTTTGGATAATAGTAATTTTTTGTGCTTTCTAGTACAATATCTATTACTTTTCCCTCTCGTTTTGATGCATTATCATCATCACCAGTATCGCCATCTCCAGTGTCTCCTCCACTTCCTGAATCTTTCTTTTTATAACCTATCGGAGTTGCTAATAATTTTTCTTTTATTGCATCATAAAAAACACTAACGCTGGCATCATCTTTAAAAGTATAGCCATCACTAGTGTAGCTAGAATTTAATACATTTGAATATGTTTCTAATTTGCTAGATATATCTAATAAAAATACATCGTCTTCATTATCACAGAATGATTTTATTTGAGTATTATAAGTATCTATAGAAGTATTTACTGTCGAATAATCTGTATAAGCAGTTCCAACGTGCAATTCTTTTAATATAAAAATCGGAGTGTTTCTGTATTTACTTTTTAATATAGAAACTAATGTTTTTACTCCGTTTATCCCTTTTTCTGTTAGATCATTTAATCCAAAATGTGTTAAGACATAAGGAGTTGAACTTGGATAAACTTTATCATCATCTTCAAATAACCCTTCTACTTTGCTTAACAGATTGTTATTATCGTCATAAAAATCATATGCATTTGCTTTTCTAACTGCTTTTATATACACCTCATTCATATCTGTTTTGTTAATAACAGGAGTTTCCTCTACATTGTTATTGTCAACCTCAACAAGGTCATAAGGTCTTAGACAGAATCCATATTTATATATGTCTGAGTAAACAGCCATATAACGAATTGCCTTTGGCCAATAATCCCACTTTCTAGCATGTGCAACCATATGTGTTCCGTTTTCTTTACCGCAGTAAATTAGCGTATGATGTGTAAATTTATACGCCATAGCTTGACTTCTTGTAAGGGTATCAGGACATTCTTTATTGCACATCATTATAATATCTCCAGCCTTCATGTTCTCAATAGTTGTCTTTGTTATCTTAAACATTGTATAACCACTTTTTCTCGTAGCATAGTCAACAAGTGTTCCTGCTGCACATAAGGAATCATCATGGAATATACTTGTTAATCCAGCTTCACCATAACAACAAGTGACCATAGAACTACAATCATAGCAGATAGGATTTTTTATTCCGTAAAAAGTACCTTTTCTTTTGTTAGGCTTTTTAAAGTTCCAAGTACGATAACTTTGGTCATATGTTGCCAACTTATCTGTATGTTGTTGAACTATAGCTTTTGCCGTATCAACAATAATATTTCTTATATCAGATGCACTTGCTTGGCCTGTTCCTTTTGGAGTAGATACACCAACTCCATAGCCTAATTTATTACCTTGTGCATCTTTGTAATAAGGTAATTGTCCATTTTCGATTTTATACCAACACAAATACAATTCTACGTTGTTTGGAGTTCCTAATCCTTTAGTGTCTTTAAGAACTTGTCTATAAGCTGCAAAATCAAATTTTCTACTATCAAGTTCCTCATAAACTTTTAATCTTGTTTCGTTTGATTGGTCACTTAAATAATAAGAATCTTTAAAAGTATATTCGTACTTGTCGCACACATATTTACTTACTATCCAGTTAAGTGAGCCTTGACCCATATTATTAGCTACTAATCCAGCAAATATATTTCCATGAGCATAGTCAATAGCTTGACGTAGTTCCCAACAACCAAATCTTATTTGATTTAGAATGTTTCTATCTACTGTTATATCGCTAAGCGTTGCATTTCCACCTTTATATGGGGTCATTGTCGAATAGCTCGGAGTGAAAGATTTAGTTGTACCATCTATATAAGTGATAGTTTGCTTTTTATTGAAGTACGTTGACCTTTCACACTGCATTAGTCCGTATCCGCCTGTTGAACCTGTAGTGCTATAAGGGTCTCCTCTACTTTCACCCATTATAACCGCGTATATTAGATTTGGATCTAGACCAAACTTTCTAGCATAATATTCAACTATAAGATATAATTTATATTTATTTCCTGTAGATGATAAATTAGTAAGTTCTGCTTTGTTTTGATATTTACCTATGTCATATTTCTCATATAATGCTAATGCTTCTGCATATTTGTCATTAGTTTTATCAGTAGTTGATACAGTTTTAGAGTTTTTAACCTGAAAGACTCTGTCATCTCCAAGCCATACTCCATTTTTATAAGTATCAATATAAATAGGGTCGCCATCATCACCTTCGTCAGGCGGAGTTGGTTTAGGATTTACAATATTACTAATTTCGTCGAATATCTTATCGATTTCATCTTTTTCTACGCCCATTTTTTCTAAGTATTCTCTTATTTTAGCAATATCTTCATCAGTTAAATCTCCTATTCCGATGCCACCTAGAAATTCTATAACCTCTTTAATTATGTCATCATTTTTTGTAAGATTTTTTATTTTGCTTTTTACTTCTTTATAGTTTGCTAATGTACATTTACTTTTTTTAAACCAATCCGTAAATGATAATTCTAATTCAGTTACCCTTGCTTGTAAATGCAATGGTTTTACATAATCATTATCTATAACATAAACTGTATCACCTATATCAATATCATCAGAAAAATAAATTATATTTGTTTCATAGTCGAGTTGAGGTTCTTTTCTTCGTTGTAATTCTTTCCATGTTTCATTAAGTAAATCAGATGCATTGTCAGCATCACTTTCGTATACTCCTATTATGTAACTTCCATCATCATTATGAAAATACATATGAGCTTTTTCATCAGCAACAAAGTCTTGATTAAGTGGCTTGTCAACTGGATTTCCGTTAGCTGTTAACCATTCAACATTTCTAAAATCAACTCCATTTTGGCCGTAACCAATAAGTGCTGAGCAAAATTCAGATAAATCTTCTTTTTTCTTAACATTATCTACATTTTCTGAATACTCAAATCTTTCATGTGTAACCTTTCCTCTTTGTCTATATACATTTATATATTGTTTATATACTTTATTATTTTTTATTTCTACCGTAAATTCTATTTCTATATTGTAAGTTTCAAGATTGTCTTGTATTACAGTATAAATAAGTGTTGGTTTTTCAATATTAATACTTCTAAATTCATTGATTTGAGGGTCTACATACCCTAATTCAAAACTTGAATCTTGTAGAAGTAAATTAAAAAACGTAGTTACATCACCTTGCAAAACACTTTTTCTAACAACTTTATTTAAAAGTTCAAGTCCGATGGTTTCACAATAACAAGTTTTCTTAATTAATCCGTTTGAGTGTTCACTAGATGTATTTATTATTTGAAACAATTTTATTTTATTTCTGTATTTAAAAGCGATAAAACAGCCTTTTTGTAAACTTGAAGTCCTTCCATTTGTAACTGTAGAAAATTCAAAACTTTCTGCTCCTGTGCTTAAATAAACTTTATAAATGTCATCAAAAAAAGGACTATTTGGATTAGTCCCGTTATTAGATAGCACGTCTATTATTTTTTTATTTCTATTTAAAATATATATTTCTGTAACTAATTCCAACTAATCCAACCACCTTTCATTAAAAATGATAGAACTTGTAATATCAGCATCACTTGAAATTTTTAAATTATATTCACCTGGAGGTATTTCAAAGAAGTTGCTGCCTATGTCGACATGTTCCATGTTTTTTACATTATTTATATAAACTTCATTGTTAGCAAAATCTACTTTTAATGTATCGCCTTGCTTAAAAATAGTTGTATTAAATTCTTCATCTTCTCCATCTTCGTTTAATTTTTCTACAACTAATCTATTAAAAGTCATTGTATCAACAACTTTTTTATCTGCATATTTACCAAAGAAGATAACAAGATGATTTAAATCTCCAAGAGGAAACTTATCACTCTTCATTCTTTCACTTGGCAATGTTTTTATTATTTCTCCAGCCTCATTGTATTTTATTACTTCTGCATACCATTCATTATTTTCTCTTCTTATTGTAAAATGTCCTTTAAATTCGTTCCAGTTTCCTGTTTTACCACTTCTAGGTGTTTTTTTAGTAACAGTTAAACTATCATCAGACCCAGTTGTTGTAATTATCGGGTCGATTTTAGGTATACTAAATTCTGCATCTTTTAAAAACTCTACATTTCCAACTTGCACAAGTGGATAAGTAGCTTCAAAGTATTCGTTTTCATCACAAAGCATAACTTTAAAAAGTTTATTACCTTTTTGATCTAAGCCATAACATTCGACGATGCCCATTTTATCTTCTGCTGTATCAACTTCTTTGTCTGTTTCTATTTGAACTTTATCTCCTTCTATAATGTAATCTGTATAAACATATCCAGTTTGGCCTTTATAAGTTGCTTTAGTATATTTACCTTCTTTACTCTTTGGATATACAACAATACAAGTGCCTTTTGGGATTGTAGCTAAAAGCTTTGATTTTTTACTTCCAGTAGCTCTTAAAGAAACTGATTGTTTTGTGTAATAATTTGCTGTTGTTACTGTAACTTTTTTCAAACCTGTTGAAATTTTTATCCAACCTGTTTGACTACTATAAGTAGTTTTTATCCAGCCGTTTACAATCTCATCAGCAGTTAAATAAATACCTTTTTTTATACTTATCAAAGTTTTACTACTAGAAAGTCTTTTTTCTTTTAGTTTTACAGTGGTAGATGTTACTTTGTATTTAGTCTTTTCTGTTAAACTTGTAGAGCCAGATTCATTATATTCAAGTTTTCCTGTACTATCATGATAAAAATACATACTACATTCAAAATTCGTTACATTTTCAGATAAGTTATATCTTAGTGCCGGTCCATGCCAATCGTCTCCACTACCATAATCAGCTGCCTGTATGCACCAACTAGAACCTCCATCGTTTGGTTGTATTGTTCCGCTTATTGACCTTTTGGCATCGACTTCTCCCGTTACTGATACAAATTTTTCTGTAGTTTCACAAGGCTCATCAACAATAGTAGAACTTTTTTCTTTTTTCTCATTAGTTAAGCGAGGATATTCACCAACAAGAATTGCTTTTTCGTTTTGGCCATCTATTTGACAATAAGTTGCTTCACCATTAAAATCAACCTCGACTATTGCAGGAGTGCTTGTATTTCCCTCATTTACAACACTTAGAGTTTTTTGGCCATTAAAAAGTTTAGCATTTATATTGTGTGAAAAAGGAATAGGGCATATAAATGACATTTTTATTCTTCGCATACCTTTAGTGATTTTTTCTTTTGCAAATTTACCATCAGGAATTGCTAAATAAACTCTTTCATTATCATCAATAACAAGTTTCTTTTCTTCAGAAACATCAAATATAGATGACAACGTATCAATAATATCTTTACAATCTTCCTCTGTATCTGCTTTTATATCAAAAGTAATTGTTATTTCTTTATAATCATATTTAGAATTTTGATAATATCGACCATTTTCAGATGGAGGATCTAAAAAGTTATTTACTCTTTCTGACATCAAAGTTGTATCTATTGAAATAACTTTGACAAACATTTCTAAATCAATGTCATTAAACTTAAACACTTGTTATTCCCTCCAATCTATTTAATCTTTTTTCATCTCGTTTATTTTTTTCATCTATAGGTTTTGCAATTATATCTACAACTTTTACTTTATCCATATTAGCTTGGACTTGGATAGGTCTATCACTTATATCTCCTATAGTTTCTTTTAATGTTTCTCCTAGCGAATTAGCTATTTCTTTTACTGTGTTATTACTTACACTATTTACAATTTTAAGATTACTGTTACTACTAGCTTCTAATGAAAATTTAGTTGTTTCAGATTGAACAGCCATTTTCATTGCATTTTGCATTTCTGAAGTTACATCCCTAGCTACGGCATATACTTGTTCAGCTTTATTTTTCATACCAACAATTAAACCTTCGTCCATATATTCTCCATAATCAGTGGTAACTTTTGAAGGCGAATTTATTTTAGCAGTTTTTTTCATTTCTGCATTAACTTGATTAACAAGACTTCTTGCTGCACTAACTGCTCTTGCTGTACCACTTTGAATGCCTTGAGTAACACCATTTGCTAATTGTTGACCAATTTCTCTTGATTGAGTTCTAGCAACATTTTTCATGCTTATCATTTGTCTTGTAAAGTTATTTCTTGCTTCTCTTGATTGAGTAGTTATAACTCTTTTCATTGATATCATTTGATATGTAACAGCATTTCTAGCAAGTGTAATTTGTGTTCTAGATACATTTCTAATTGATATCATTTGAGAAGTTAGTTTATTCCTAGCTTCTGAAATTTGAGTTGATATAACCTTTTTCATACTTATCATTTGTGATGTAACAACATTTCTAGCATTTGTAATTTGATTTCGTATTATATTACTAATAGATAAAAATTGATTTCTTACTATATTAGAAACATTTAAAGATTGATTTCTAGCTACGTTTGATATACTTACAAATTGATTCCTTGCTATATTTGCACATCCAACTAAACTAGTTCTTAAATTATTCTGCATTGATGTAAATGCTTGAGAAATTGAACTTGAAACACTTTGAACAGTTGACTGTAAAGCTGTTAATTGTGTTTGTAATGCTTTTATTTCATTAGTATCCATGCTAGAAAGTTTAGTATTTATTTTATTACTATTAGAATCTTTACTAGTGTTAAGAGGTTTTTCATTTCCAGTTTTTTCATCAGCATAAGATTCGCCAGTAAACCATTCAGATATTTTTTTTAGAAGTCCTGTTCCACCTTTACTGAAATCTGGTGTAGAGTGTGTTAACCAACTTGTAGCTGCATTCCATAATTCCGTTGCCCTTCCAACAGTTCTAGATTTAAAATTTTCAATTAAGCTATCAATAAAAATATCTGCAAAATTACCAGTTAAGGATTTTATTTCCTCACTACCTTCTATCCATGTGTTCATTACTGATGCAACTGCTTCTAAAGCATCATGTATATTGTCTGAATTGTTTTTTATTCCATCTCTTAAAGCATCTAAAATAACTTTACCAGCTTCCTCAACTTCTGGAGCAACATCTTTAACAAATTGAGAAATTTGTTTAATAGCACTTGAAATACCTTCTCTTATATCACCTTTACTTTTTATAATTCCTTGACAAATTTGATGTATAATTTCTTTACCGATAGCTAATACTCTGCTTAATCCACCTTTAGTTATAAAAGTATTAATTCCACTAAAAGCTTGTTGAATCGCTCCTGATATATCTGCATTTCTTATATATCCAAGTAAATTATCTAGTGCCTTTTTAAAATTATCAAAAGTATATAAAGCTTGCCCATCCTTTGTATTACCTTTTTCATTACCACTTCTCCAAACACTGAAAAACTCAGCTAATTTTTCAGAAGTAGATTGAATAGCAGGTTTTAAAAATTCAAATCCTTGTATAGCAACATCTTGTAAAGCAGATGATAAAATTAATAATTTATTTTTAGTTGTTTCATCCATAGCTTGTGCCATTTTTTCAGATAATCCAGTTACTAAATTTAAATTATCACAATATAATTTGAATTGTTCATCAGATAAACCACATATTTCATTTATCTCATCTAAGGAATCAGATAAACCTAAATTTGTTAAAATTTGTTCTCTAGTTGATTTATCCATATCTCCAAATTTTTCTCTTAATTGAGTTAAATTTGCAATTAAATCTATTTGGCCAGTAGAAGCACTTTTAGCAGACAGGCCATACTCTTTTAACACTTGATTAGCTTCCTTAAGTGACATATCTGGATTTAACTTATCTATTATTTCTTGTTTAGAAACAACATCTTTTAAACCTTTAGCATTGTCTACTATTCCTTTTGTATTCTCATTGATCATGTCACAAGTAGCACTATAGTCAAAAGCGTCATCATTAATTTCTTTATAAGTTAGTCCTAGTTCTTTAAATTGCTTTTTCTGAGCATTTGTGGGATTTCTCATTGCATCTAATACACCAAACAAGTCTTCAACATTTTTTGATGTTACTTTTGCATCAGACCCTAATACTTGTAAAGCTAAAGCCATATCCTGTGTAGTCATGTTAAATGCAGCACCTAGATATTCTGTTTGACTTAAAACTTCTTTTAAGTTATTTATTCTTTTACTACATTCTTTTCCAGTAACTCCTGCTTCTCCTAAATTTTGATTCCAATAAGAAACTGTTTGAGTAGAGTTTTGTACACTATCAGTTAAACTATCATATGCATCATCCGTAGCATTGACAATTGATAGTAAACCTGTCATACCTGTTTTACCAGCTAAATCTTTACATGCAGCTGCTTGTTCAACTAAAGGTAATGATTTTAAACTACTTCTTAAATTTCTTAATGTTTTATCTAAGTCAACTGAACCATCTTTCGCAGTAACAAGTCCTATTCCGTATTTATCCATAGCTTTTGCTACGGTTTCAGTAGGTGCACTTAAATTTGCCAACAATGTTCTCATTGCAGTCCCTGCACGACTTCCTTTTACTGATGAATTCGCCATTAGACCGATAGCAACTGATAAATCATCCATAGAAACGCCCAATGTCCCAGCTACTGAACCGGCGTACTTCATTGTTTCACCCATTAATTCAACAGTTGTATTACTACGAGTAATAGTTGCTGCCATATAATCTACGAAATTTGATGCTTGAGATGCAGACATGTTCATTGCAGTTAAACCATCAGTCACGATATCACTGGCAGTGCCGAGTTCGGTGGCACCGATGGTAGTTAAATTTAAAACATCTTGTATTGACGCAAGAGACTCTTGTAATGAAAATCCTGCCATACCCATATAGCTAAAAGCTTCACTCACCTGTACGCTGGTGTACCTAGTGGTAGCTCCGTATTGTCTTGTTGTTTCTGTTAAGACTTCAATATCTTTTCCAGTAACACCCATAATTGCTGACACACGAGCCATTGAACTTTCAAATTCAATAGCATCTGCCATTAAGGAACTGAAATCAAAATTAAAATCTGTAACTTGACTAAAACAATCTAAGATAGTACTTGTTGCATTTTGAACAATATCAACAATTGGTTGTAATTTTTCAGATATATTCTGCAAGTTTTCAAAGAAATTTTGTTTACTAGCATCATATAACTTTGAAAAAGCAGTTACCATTGTAGTTACTGCTGCAACAACTCCTGCTGCAACTGGGCCAACAATTCCACTTAATGCTTTAAAAGTATTTGAAAAAGTTCCAACAAGAGAACTCATCTCTCCGAACACTTTTCCAACTCCACCTAAATCAGCAAAAGCATTTTTAAGTTCATTCAACTGACCTTCGACTTGATCAGATTTTAATTCAACTTCTATAACAACTTTTCCATCCGCTGCCATACTCTCACCTCCTTTTAGGCATAAAAAAAGAACACCGAAGTGTTCTATAAATCAATTAATCTATTAAATCATAATAAGATTCAGACTTTTTAAGATAAGTATTATATTCATCTAAACAATGGCGATAACTTGTATCAAATTTATCTACTCTTTTACTTTGAAAATAAACATAATCGTTATATGCTTTCATAGATTTATTTAAATAATCAAAAGTTATAGCAAAATTATTTTGTTCATCTTTATAACTTTCTTTTAGATTAAGATTTCTTATTTCATTACTTAATCCTTTTGTATTATTAAATATTTTTTTTGATATCTTCCCGCTTATACCACTGTTTATTAACTCTATACTATCATCATAAAGTTTATGATATTTTGAAAAAAGTTTTAATGTTTCACTATCACTTAATACTTGATTTTCTTCAATATTAGAATTTTCTATAGCAACACTACTTTTTTTATTAGTTATTGCACTAATTGCAGCAATTATTATAGCAATACTTAAAAAAGCTATTATTACAATAAAAATGTTTTTCATATTGGACCCCGAGTTTCTTCTCATGCTATATTCCCCCCTATAATAATATTATAGTACAAAACATAACTATTGTCTTAATAATTCTCTAGGATCTTCACCTTTCAATAGCATTTCTGTTATTAATGCTTGTTTTTCCTTTTCCTCTAATGACTGAGGTAAAGCATAAAGTTTTTTCATTTTTCTATAGAAATTCTTTTGTTGTTTATCTTGTATCTCAGATAAATCAATACTTCTATATTCTAATATTTTTATGAATTTACAATCACTTGATAAAGAATTAAATAATGCTTTAAATTTCCACCAGTGTAATCCTTCAATATCTTGTAAATCAATGTGATAATCATGCATAAATGCACTATAAATGTAAAAATCATCATGTTCAAAGCTATAGATAATTTCATTTTTACTAGAGTTTTCGCTCTTTTCTGAATCTTCGTTAGTACTAATAATTTTTTTCCCACACTTATAAAATAATAACATTTCTTCAACAAATTGATTAATATTATTATTATTAATATATTTAATTGTATCTATTTCATAACCATAATATAGTTGTAGAGCCTCATCTGATTTTTCTTTTTCACTAATATTATTATTTAACATTAACTGTTCAAATAAAATAGAAGTGCGAAAATCCCAGTTAATTGGATATCGCACTCCTTCTATTTCAACTTCAATAGGTAAAAAATCGGTTAAAATACTTATACTCATTAGTTATATTTTTTCTTATTTCTTTCAATAGCTCTACGTTGTTGTCTATTAAGAGAAATTTCTTCCTCTCCGAATACTTCTTCAGAAATAGTAGTAACAGATTTTAATTCTGTTGCAAATGCTTTATCTTGTTCTAATTTAGCTTTTGTTAATTCCTTTATAGCTGTGGTACATTTCATTAAATTACATTTACCTAAAAAAATATCATAGGTTTTTTCCTCTCCGAACAATTCTTCAAATAAGCTAATTATGCTTTCACAATATTTTCTAGCACTTTCAATAGGCAAATCTTTATCATCTTTAGCTATTTCTAACATTTTCTTGTTTGTTTCTAAAAAAACTGATTCAAAAAATTCTTTTTCATCTAAATCTAAAAAATCAAATTCTAATTCCACACCTAATATATTAAATTTTGTATAATCGTTCATATTTTAACCTCCCTAATTTTAATTAATTTACAGTATTTTCTTTAGCAGTATTACTTTGAGTTGCTGCTTGAGTTGCTGTAAAAGTTTTTGTTGAAACATTAAAAGTACCTTGAACAACTTTTCCTATAGCATTTAAACTTCCTTCAACTTTTATTTTTTCGCCACCATCACCACTAAATTTAGAAACTTCGTTTGAAACTCTAAATTTTCTTGCTTGATAAGTTCCTTCACTTCCTGATACAGGATCATACATATCTACACGAACAAAATCTCTTTCTGCAGCTGTTCCAACTTCATGATTTCTACCAGTTGACCATAAATTTTTTATTCCTTTTTCATCTGGTATCATTTCAGAAACATATGGAAATTTTGTTTCATATTTTGTTACAGAAGTAGAAGATGTTTCATCATTTATATAACAAGTTGTATCAGTTTGTGCTCCAGGTTCTTCATCTAAACTTTCAAACCCATATCCTAGTAAAACATATTCTTCTGCTTCACTAGTACCTACATTTAAGTAGTCTGCAACATCTTTTCTCATTAATGCCATAATATTAACCTCCTTCTATACAATCCTTTTTTTATATACTAGTTTCATTTGAATAACATAGATTGCTTTATTCGCACTCATTTGCTCGACATATCCATGTGTTAATACTTTTATTTCTTCAGCTATAAGTGGATAATTTAACTCTGGTAAAATTCCTTCATTATTTTGAGTTTCTACCCACTCTGCTAATTTTTCATAAAAACTAATATTTTTTTCATTGTTATATGCTTCAACACTTTCTCTGCTAGTAAAATCAAAAATTAATTGCCTTTCAGTAGAACCATCAACATAAGTTTTTAAAATAGTTTCTGAAGGCGAACCATCGACTGAATAAGTGCCTATTTCATCACCTATATAATCAGCAGAAATAGGAGATTTATCGTCTATTAGAGGGCATTTTAAGAAAAAATCTATTATTTTATCTGTAATAGTTCTGTTTTCTATTTTATCTAAACTAATTGTCATTTACTTGCTTTCCCTCCTATTGTATTTGCAATTTTATTTACTATTGCATCTCCTTCATTAACCCACATACGATTTATCCATTGTTTACCCCTTTTACCGCCACGATTTAAACCTTCTCTACCCATACCTCTGTTAGTATAGTAGTTAATAGCAGCATATGACTTTGTACCACCATGATAAGGAGCATATACAATGCTTTTTTTGTTTTCTTGAGCAGTATTTTTTAAATCTCCTGATAAATAAGGTACGTATGAGTCAGCTTTTGTTCTTACTAGATTTACGAGTTGTTTTTGCGCTCTATTTAATTTACTTTGATTTACAATTTTGTCATAGTCTATATTAACAGTAACTTTTGCTTTTAAAGTTGCCATTTTACTCACATCCTAGTTCAAAGTGTTTTGTTAATTCACACTTAGTAACATTGATGATTTTAACTACATCATCATAGTTTTTTTGAATATCATTAAACTCTTGAGAATTTGTAATTTCAATGTCATGTATTCCTTTTAAGAGAATATCTTCTCCTTCGTTGAATGTATAATAATTACTTTTATCTTCAAGTTTACTAAATTCTTTAGGACCTATGTAAGTTTTACCTTCATAAGTCCCATAATTTACAAAAACTAATATTTTATTATCTATATCCGCAGATGAACCGGTTGTCTTTAAAAATTTAACTCCTGTAGCTTGTTGCCAATCGATACCCGTTAAATAAGTTCGGTGATAAATGGGTTTTCGATTTTCATCTAAAGATATATTGAATAAAGTTGCACTGTCTTCGTTATATCCGAACACATTTACCACCTAACCTCTCAATTTAACTACTGCTACAGGTAAAAGTTCCTTGATCTCGTTAGTTATATCATAAGCACCGCTAGAACTAACACTTTCATCAAATGTAGTTTTCTTATTTCCTTGAGAAATTGATTTGACACCTCTCATACTTGAATAATTAACTGCATTTGAAATTAAAAGAAACAGAGCAGGTTGATACTCTGTTTCTAATTGTTCAGCTGTTATAGTTCTATTAAGTCTATTCTTAAAATAAAGTAATAGCTTTTGAGTTGCTAGTTGCTTATGAATGACTAAACTTGATTCACTTTCATTAGGAAACTTTTCTTTTAATATTAAATCGAAGTCAGCCATTTAAACCAACTCCTTTAAAATTTTAACTAAATCTGATTTTGTCAGTGTTGTATAGCCTTTAACTTTTTTTTCTTTAGCTAAATTCTTTAACTCATTATATTTTAAAGAATCTAAATCTATTATTTCGGATTTTTCCTCTGAGTTGTCGATATTTTGAACTAATTCATAACCTTCAGCAATATATTTTTTTGCCTGTTCTATGGTTTCTACTGTTCTATGAACGTTTTCTTTTTTTATTTCAAACATGAAAGGATCAAACTAATGACTTTCAGATTGAGTAGGTTTTGCATCTTTTATATTAGCATATACCCCCTCTTTTTTGCTTTCTAATACCCATAAATCATGGTATCTTCTGTAGTCCATAGCCCATGCATTTGCACTTTGGTTAGTTTCAGGATCAAAGATTCTCATAATATCTTGTTTAGTTACAGCTAAAGGTAAGTCTAAAGGCATTATTAAAAAGTTAACATCTAATCCAGAAGTAGCTTTAATATATCCACCTACAGTTTGACCACTAGTTGAACCATCATATAATTGGATTGCACTATATAGTCTATTTTGTGGAACTGGTATAATTGGGCAACCATCTATTGCTGGAACTTTTGTATTTATTCCACCTTGAGAGAAAGATACAGATGCTAATTTACCTAGTGCTGCTTCTTCTATTGCTAATTGTGTATCATAATTACACATAATAACTAATGTACCATTATGACATTTTTCTCTTAATGTTTTTATACCTTTTTTAATTTTAGATATAACAGTTGAATTTGCTACAGTATATCCATATTCTACGTTTTCATCGTTAGCAACATTTATAGCAGTTGTTGCTAATTTACTTAATCTATAAGCATCTACTTCAGGTATAACTTTAGTTCTTTGGAATTCACCCATTATTGTTGTTGCTGTTAATACAAAATTAGTTTCATCAACATCTTGAGAATCTATTTGGAATTTACGCCCTCTATCTTGAGTCATTGAATAAGTTTTATATTCATATTTGATAGAACCTTTAGTATATCCACTATCAGCTTGTCTATCATAGTTAGCAAGACCATCCATTGATAATTGAGGTATTTTAACTTCTTTACCACCGTTATATTTAACTTGACCTGCATTGGCATCCATCCAGCCTGTCAACGATTCATGTACCATTTGTTTGTCTAATGCATTTTGTAAAATTTGAGCATATGATATTGTGTTAGCCATGCTAAACACCTCCTAATTAATTTATTTTTATGACAAGCCTAAAATTTGATTTACTTGAGCTTGAACAGGATCAACAGAATCTCCATTTCCCCCACCACTAGGATTAAATGGATTATTTGTCATATCAGTTTTAAGGACTTCTTGTCCGTATTCACTAAATGCATTAGCTAATTTATCAATATTTTGTTTACTGATATCCATATCTTCACCAACTACAAACTCTAAGAAATTTTCGACTTGTTTTGGATATTTCATTTCTGCTAGATAAGTACGACTTTCTTTGATTCTGCCTTCTTGAGCTAATTTAGCTTCGTTTTCTGCATTTTTCTTTTCTGTCGCAGCATTTTTTTCTTCCATCTCTTTAAGTCTTGTTTCCATAGCTTCCATTTGTTCTCTTTGAGCCTTTTGTTCAGGAGTTTCATGTTTTGGAGCAGTTGCTTTTTTTATTTCACTTTCTATAATTCCTGGCATCTTTTTAGTTTTAAAACTTTCAACTCCTTTAGATACTGCACTATCTAATTGAGATTGGTTATATCCTTGAATTGCTTTATTTGTTTCAAGAATATTTTTATAATCTTCAACAGTTAATTTATTTACATCAAAAGGTATTTCTTTAACTTCTGCTATTCCGTCAATCCCTTTTAAGATTTCAGTAATATCGGCATTTTCATCTATATCGTTTAATTTTTCTAATAAATCTTTTTTACTTATCATTTTTTACCTCTTTCCCCATGAAGTACTAGCCCTCATAGTATTTAATAAGAATTTAGTCCCTCGGAGTACCAGCCCCCAAAGTACTTAGTTTACCCTCTTTTCGGAGCATAAAAATAAGGCTTTACAGCCATTCGTGTCTTTTCTTATATTTCTTATAATATTTCTTGTAACAAGATGAATTTTCTCCAAGTGTTGCTAAATCAAATAGTATTTTGGGGCTTGTAATAAAACCCAACCTTACTAATATTCTATCTGATAATTTTTTCATTTTCCCCCCTTTTCTAAATGTACAAACTATCAAGGAAATTTTTGTAAGTACCTTAAAATTGATTTTAGAAGGTTGAATTATGTAAACCTATCTTCTATTTCTTTTCCATTTAGTCTTTTTACTTATTCCTTGCATTCTTCTTACATATTCACTAAAACTTTCTCTATTCCAATAACATGGTAACATATAATTCACCTTCCATTCTTTAATTAGTCCTAATAATTGTTGTATATCAAGCATACTATTCTCCCTTACAAACTGTATAGTTTTTCCATTTCTTATAAGCATCTACGTACAGTTCCTTTTTATCTCCGTTATATGTACATTCGTAGTACATTCCATCAGGTAAAGTTGTACTTAATAATGCTTTGTTATTTTGTAAAACTTTAGCACACCAAACCATAAACACGTCATCTTTTGTTATTTGCTTGTTATCTGATTTATCTAAATGATTATTCGTATATTTTACAACTTCATCTTTACACCAATCTAAAAACTCTTGTTCTTTCATAATTTCCTCCTACAATTCTATATTTTCTATTTCTGCTCGTGCTTCTAATATATCTCTATAAAATTTCATATATATTAATTGTGCACATAATATTTCGTATGAACAATTTGGAGTAAATTCTAAAGTTCCTTCTTTATAACCTTTTAACATTCTTTGTAATCCAGCTATTCTATTATCTAGTTGATAATATTCAGCTTTAAATCTGTCTTTAAAATCTGTTCCTAACATTAAATCTACTGTGTTTTTTAATTCCATTTACTTACCTCTACTCTCTTTCTAAATATTTTTTAAATTCTTTTCCATTTGTACAAAATTCCGATATCATAGCTTTCATTAAACTATATGACATTCCAGAATGACCTTGACTATCTAGTTTATTACTAGCTCTTTTAAAGCTGTTTTCTGCTTTTTCTTTTAATATTTCTTCTATTTCTAAAGTGCAATCTAATTCCATTCCTTCATAAAGGTCTTTAGCTCTTATTGGAACAATTTCATCCCAATATTCCCACTTATCTTCAGAAAGTATTTCATGTCCTCTTCTAATCCAATTAGGGATTCCTTCAATTCCTCTTAATTTTTCTATTTTAGCTTTATTTAAATAATCTGCCACTTGTTCTAATGATTTGAAGTATTTACCACCATTTCTTTCTACCATAACACCAACTTTGTCTAAAGATTTCATTTGTGCTTCATTAAATGTTAGCTTTGGAAGAGGCAATTCTGTAAAATCACAAATTGGATTCCTATCTTCGGTCAACACGCAAAATACAGTTTTATTGGGTCTTTTATTTGAATCATCTATGACTTCTGCTATAGAATACACACCCTCCATTCTAGGTGTTATTACATATAAACAAAAATCACATTCTTTTCTTTGCTTTAATTCTTCTTGATAACATTCTTCTGTCCAATCATCTACTACAGGATTAAAATAATCTATCTTTAGTATTTTAATCAAATCATTTCTCTATGTAGATTCATTACAAGTTCCACCTAAAAATACTTTTTTCATTAATATCCTCCTATTATCTTATAACTACAAAGTAACATTTACAGAAATTATGTTGCGGTATTAAATCATAAGCCTCTTCAGCAGTTAAAATAACACCATGCATACTTTCACAATCACCGCACGTTCTTTCCTCTAGAACTGAACAATACATAAACTTTTTATCTTTATTACAATAAATAAAAATATCATTTGCTATTCTACTAAGCTCAGATATCAATATTCCTCTTGCTCTTTTTCTACTCATCTTTTGTCTTTGTGTTAGCCATGATGCAATATTATATAAATTCTTCTTATTATAAGCTATTTTCAATCTTTTTTTAGTTCGATTATTTATTTTAGCCATATTGCTTTGTATTCTTTGCTTATACGTTTTACCTTCGTATTTTCTATTTAATATTTTCTGTTTTTCTTCATTGTCTACAAAATATCCAAAGTACTCTACAATTTCTTCAAACATTTCATCAAAGAAGTTGTCTATTAAATTTTCAAGCCATTCATCTTCATTATTGAGCATTGCTAATACTGCTATTACAAGAAATCTTTCAGCACTTTCATAGTCCTTTGAAGTCTTTTCTATTTGATAAGCAAAATTAGCAGTTTCCATTAACTCTCTAATCTGTTTATCTGTCTTATTCATTTTTTTTAGATATTTTTCAAGTTCCTTTTCGGCTTGATTATATGCTTTTTCCATGAAACTTTTAGTTTCTTCAGCATTTCTATTCTTCGAAGTTTGTTTCTGTGTGTTGGTGTTTATCGCCATACAATTCACCTAAACTTTCATCTTCTCTTTTCATTTCTTCTTCATACTCTTTTTCAATTTGTCTTTGTTCCGCATCTAAATCTACTATAAATCCAAATCTACTTGATGCAGTTCTTTTTGAAATAATTCCAGGCGGAACTTGACTAAGCATTTGAGCTGTAGCTAAATCATCTTGAGGAATATTTGCAGTGTAAATAATTTTTATTTTTTTCCAATCAAAATTCTTTGCTTTAAAGTAATTTATATAATTACACCAAAATTGCAATCTATTTGTAACTATATTTGAATGAGCATTTATTTGAAGGGCACATTTATTTTCAAGTGCTATTAATCTGCTTCTAAGTGTAATTCCACTTAAATTTGATTGTAATCTTTCGTTATGATTTATATGACAACTTATTTGATACATATCGTCTTTATATCTATCCAGTGTATTTTGAACAAAAGTATCATTAATTTGCTTAATTAACCATTGAATTTTACCTTCTTTTCCTACCATTAAGATGCCTTTTTTCTTCATTTCCAAAATTGGATCTATTTTCGTTTCTTTTCCAGTTTCTTCATCAACAACTATTTTTTCTTCTTCAAATTCACAATCTGTCATAACCATATATGCGTTTCTAAAGTCTGAAATTTCATTTCCTAAGTCAGATAAATTAGTTTCATAAGCATCTTGTAAGCCTTTTAAGTCTTTATATAAACTATCTTCTGTCAATTCTTCGGTTAATTTACCTACTGAAACAGGTATTATACCAAATCGATGATTTGTTGGGGGCTCTATTTGATTAAATTCTCTATCTAAATGATAAACACATTTTTTTGTATAAACATCTATATGATAAACATCTACATCTAAGTGTTCTACTTTTACATCCATATAAAACAAAACATTGTCATATTCATCTTGATATGCATATCCTGTTAAAGGGGTTGAAATAATGCTTTTAAATCCTTCTTTATCGTAATGATAAATTTCAAATACTTTTGTAAATATAACCATGTATTTCATTAAATCACTATCATGATTTTTATTCCATAATGCCATAGTTGATGTTAATTCATCTAATAAGCCAGGTTGTTCTTTACTTTCATAAGTAATAGGATTCCCTACTGTATAAGAAACTTCTTCCTTTACAAACTTTTTAAAAAAATTAGTATTTACTTTTAAGTTTGACCTTTGGGTAATTGTTTTATAGTCAACCATAGCATCTGTATTACCTTTGTAATAATCATACATTTTTTGATATTTATATAAATCAGCTTCAAAACATTGATACATATATCTAACAAAATTCATATGATCAGGAATATTTAAATCTAAGTCCATACCTTTTTTTAGTCCATCTATAATTTCGGCTATAGTCTGCATTATTTTCGGCCTCCTTTCCTGTTTACATACTTAATTTTATGTTTACTTCTTTTAACTTTTATTAAATCTTCAATAAATTTTATGTATTTTTCATCATTTGAAACTCTTGCATGACTTTTAAGTATATATAAGTTATTCGTTTTAGGTTTTCTTTTGTAAATTACATTTTTTATTACTATTTCTGCAATAGTTCTAGAATTTAAATGGGAATGACCATTTTCCCATTCTTTTTTCGTATTATATACAATAAATCCAATCTTTTTATTACTTTTAACTTTTAGTATAATAAATTCTTTATTTTGGTATATTTTTTCCGACTCGGTATAATTTGTTTTATTCCAGTTCGGTTTTTCTTTCATTAAACTTTCAGATTCCCATAATTCTTTAGGAACATCATAAACACTTATAACTTCATCGATAGGCTTATATTTTTTCATTTACACACCCAATCTCCTTCTATCCATGAATCTAATTATATTTTTTGTTTTTATTTTTAGTATTTTATTTGCAAAATCAGAAACAACATCTGCAGCATCATCATGTAGTGTATATGCTGTGCCTTGAAAGTCTAATATCTGATCTGTAAATGCTTTATTATTATCTGCAAATATTATTTGGCCATTATTAACTGGATCTTGTATAGTTGCAATACGATTATCTTTATTTTTATTATTCATATCATTAATAAATATTAAATTTCTTTTCTTTAGTTCAGGTATCTTTTCAATCATTTGTTGTATAGTAGTTACATCTGAACCTAAATAGGTATTTCTTTCTATAGATATATGAGTTATATCTGTAAATTCTAATAAAATATCAATAATTGTATTACAATACTCTGTGAAACTCATTTTTTCAAGTACCATTCTTCTGATATATTTAAAGTCATTTTCTCCTAATGAGCCTACGATCATTGCGAATGAGTCAGTTTTCTTTTTCTTATTAGAAGAATTGTCTCCCGCTGGGTCAACACAAAGCATTGTTTTTAAAAAAATATGGTCCTCTATTTCCTCTACTGATTGAGTTCTTATAGATTTAAACCATTTTTCACCTATACTACTAGCATCATTCATTTTTTCTGACATAAATGATTTTCTATTACTCCAGTATTTAACTGCTATATCTATAAAAAAATCCCATTTTTCTTCCCATAAAACAGGATATTTCATTTCTTCTTTATGTTTTTCATAAAATTGTCTAGCTTGTATTTGAGGATCTTCTATTTTATCATCAAAATAAATCTTTTTACATTCAAGCCATAAATCACTTTCAAATATATCATCAATAGTTTGGCCATCTTCTAATAAAACAGCTCTATTCATAATAGTGTGATAATCTCTATTTCTACTAAGCTTACTTATTAAGCAATCAATATGTAAAACAGTTCCTATACTTACAAACTTAGTTGCTGCTTTAACTTTTTTACCTTTTCTAAATACTGCAGTATCTCCAACTTCCTCTACTTCTTTACACCATCTATTCCATTTCTTTTCTCTAGCATCTTCAGTTATAACATCAACTTCGGATTGATAGTCATCGGCAATAACTACCGTGGGTCTTACACCTCCCCAGTTAGCACCACGGACGGAAGTAGTTGAGCCTACTGCTCTTATATATGTATCATTGGTAAACTCAATTTCGCCTGAATTAACCTTGTAATAATCTTTCGAATTAGGCTTTTTACCTTTTAAATCTATTAAGTTTCCAAATACATCTTTTATAAGCTCATTTTCCAGAAATTCTTTTTTTATAGAATTTAAGAATTGCTCGGCATCATCTGCAGTTTTGGCTCCTAATAGAGTAAACTTTGATTTTTTATAGCAATGTAACCATATTGCAAGTGTTTTATCACATATAGTTGACTTAGCAAGTCCCCTAGGCTCTACTATATTAAGTTTATCGTATAAATCCTGTACAAAGGCCTCCGAGAGAACTCTCCATATTTTATAATGTTCTTCACATAATTCCCTTGCACTGTTGTCATCACTTGGCACGAAAGTTGTTCTAAGAAAATATAAACTAAAAAAAGTTATATCCTTTTCTCCAATTACCTTTGCAACTTCATTAGGAAGGTATTTTTTTCTGATATTATTTTGATTTTTAGGAAAATATTTTTTTAAATACTTATCAATCAAGTATATAGAGTATTTATTATCATCAGTAAACTCTATATCATCAAAATAAATCATCTAATCACTCCCTTCTGAATTTATTTACATAAAAAAAGAGCAGCCAATTAATAACTACTCTTTTGTATTTTTCTTTTTAACATATTTTTTCTTCTTTGATTTATTTTTCTTCTTAGGAAAAGTCTTTTCTAGTTTGCTTTTAGTCATTGCTCTACCATTTAGGTAACAAATAACTTCTTCTTTTTCTTGCTTACTCTTTTTAACGATATTGTGAGACGTTTTTCCATTGATAAATTTATTCATAACCCCAAAATTTCTAGAGTTTTTATCTTTTTCAACATTTAAATAAGCTAATTCATATAATTTCATAGACATTCTCCCTTTAAATTTAATGGCTGGCTTAGTGAGATTCGAACTCACAACAAACCATGGTCCGTAGCCATGTGCTCTATCCGTTGAGCTATAAGCCAATATCTATTAGAAGGCTTGAGATTAAAGCATTCTGTAGACACCTTTCGCAGCATTATTTATTCTCTGCTTATCCACGCACCTAATACGTATTGTCCATGACTGGTTGTATTTTTATAGTGCCACAAAACCCTAACACGAGGCACTCTACTATAGTACTACTCAACACTTCGTATTCTGTCTGCCTTGCGAGCAACAAAGGTTTGCAAAACCACCATGCAACTTCATGTTAAACGATTCACCCTTGGGAGGTGTCACGCACTAGATTATATCATGCAAGGATATTCTAGTATTAAGCCACTTTCATACTATAAGGGAACAGACTTTTCCTTTTATTGTTTTGTTATCATAGACAATTTATCATCCAAAATTAATATTCTCTATGCCTGTATAAATCTGAATTAAATTTGACAGACGTTGTGCTGTTCCTGAAGATTCGTTTCCTTTTGAGACACGAAATACTTCACAACATCAGTGTGTTTCATTGAATTCTTACTCCACGTTGTTAATACATACTCCAGCCCTTTCACTGTTTCACTATTAACAATGGTTAGTGCCCTTTGTTATCAGCATCGGACTATATAACCTCCTGATTATGTCTCGCTACATGACCAATTTGGCGTGAGGTAAATTATTCAGTGCCACCTGAAAATCTTCGATATACGGTTCGCCTTTTCGAAGACTGTCCCTCTTGGGTTACGTAGTTATCTCCACTACTATCAATTCATGAAGACGTTGGACATTCAGTTCTGCTTAGATGGACTAGTTTAACTAGCGGCATGTAGTCAGCATGCCTTTACACTGCTCACACAATGCTATCCTAAAGATACTAAGCTACCTAAAATAGATTTAGATTTATTTTTTAAAACACATACATGGCTGGGCGTAATAGATTCGAACTATTATTCCAGGAATCAAAATCCTGTGTCCTACCTTTGAACGAACACCCAATATTTAACTGATAATTATATTCTAATCTCCCAACAATATTTTTTCAATCGGAACATATTCCTAATAAAAAAAGCCAGATTTCTCTGACTTTTAAAATGTATTATTATTTATTTTCTTATTGATATTCTTTCATTCTTCTAATTAGTGTAGCTTTGCTTATTCCTGTTACTTCTGTAACTTGCTTATAACTCATGCCACTTTGCTTTAGATCAATGGCATGCTTAATTTGTTTATTTGAATACTTTTGCGGTCTACCTTCCGTAAAATCTTCTCTTTGTCTAGCTATTGCCTTGCCTTCTTTTGTTCTTTCAACTATCATGTCTCTTTCAAATTCGGCAAATCCAAGGAAGATAGTTCTTATTAGCTTTCCGTTAGGTGTATTATCCATTAAACCTAAGTTTACTATATGAACCTTTATATCTTGTTCTAGTAATTTGTCTATTATGCTTAATCCATGTATTGTACTTCTAGCAAATCTGTCTAACTTAGTTACTACTAATGTATCTCCTGGTTTTAATTGTTTAAGAAGTTTATCAAAATTTTTGCGATCTTCTTGTTTCTTTGTTCCAGTATAAGAATCAACTACTATGTTTTCTTCTAAACACCCATTTGCTAATAATATTTCTGTTTGACCTTCTAATGAGTTTCCATCTTTCTTTTGTGAGTAAGTACTAACTCTTGCATATCCATATTTCATATTTACAACCCCCTATGATTATCTTTTATACTTATATTGTATCATAAGTCTTAAAAGTTGTAAACCTATTTATGGACTTTAAATATTTGTTTTTAACATTTAAACATATGCAAATGTATATCCATGCGTTGTTTTTCCTTTTCCTTGTAATACCCTTTCTATATTTTTTCTTGGGATATTTAGTTTTCTTGCACAAATCCCTATTCCCTCAATAATTTCTTCTGAATTATCTTTTAAATTTGTTGCTTTAATAGTTTTCTTAGGAGCAACATTTTTGCTATATTTAGCTTTTACTGCCAATATAGAAGTGTAATCCTTACTTTCTATATATGGAATTAACTGTTGTTTTACATTTATAGCATCTTCTTCTGTTTTAAAATGGCCTATTGGTATCTGATTTCCATTAAAGGTTATTCTTAAAAACCAACTTTTCCTTTTAATATCATAATTAACTCCTTTTTCTTTGCTCTTATACATATTTTTATTTCTTATTTTTCTTAGCTTTTTACATTGCTCTTGTAATCCTTCTCTTTCACACATTTTTTCAAGTGTATATCTCGAATGTCCAGTAAAATTTTCCATATCTATAAACGTTTCGATACCTTTTTCCATTCCTTTTAAAAATTTTTGTTTCATTCGAGTATTTTTCACATCTTTAAAAACTTTACCATAATCTTTTATTTTTTCTTTGTAAAAAATAGTTCTAATGCTATTTTCTGCAAGATTATATTTATTACAAAGTTCTTCTAAAGAATAATTATAAGAATATAAATCCTCTATAATTTTTTTATTTCTACACTCTATAAAATTTAATTGTTTGATTTTTTCATTTAAATCGGATCTCACATCTATCCAAGAGTCAAGATTTTTAATGCTATAAATGATATTTTCTCTAACTCCAGTTAATTTAGATATTTTCTTTATAGAGATTGGATTATTTTCTAGTACTGACAACATTTCCTTAACCTTAGCAATTTGATGCTCTGTATAATCACTTCTTTCTCTATTTACTTTCTTTAAATTTTCTAATCTTTTCTTTCGTATTTCTTCTGGAATTTCATTTAGAAAATAGTCTCCACCTTCTGTCATATTAAATCCATTATTATAAGTATCATATTTTTTTATATAATACTTTTCTAAATCATTTAAAATGTCAAGTTCATCACAATAATATATAGCTTTAAACTTAAAAGCATCTTCTCCATATTTATTCCAACTTCTTTGAAGATATTCATTATCATGATTACCTCTATTTAAAGCACTTATATGGCTTTTCCATCTTTTTTCAAAATCTTGGATCGTTTGTCCTATATACATATCACCTGTTACTACATTTGTTATTGAGTAAATTCCAAAATACATTCTATCTCACCTCTTAATTATATTATATCACAAACTTATATCAGTTACAATCAGTTGTAATCAGTTGTAATATATTTTATAATTAACTCGAGGTGATTATTTTGGCAAGAAAAGATTTAAAAAACAGAGTTCCAATTGGTTCCGCTATTGATAAAGAGTTGTATCAATGGCTTAAAGAATATTCTAACCAATCATCTGTTCCAATATCTAAACTTTTAGATAAAGCTATTCAACTTCTTAAAGAGTCTACTGTTAAGTAGGCTTTTTATTTTTTCTCAAGTTTCCAAAAAATTTTTTGTAGGATTTTTTTTGAGGTTTCATTTTCCCCTCAAGTCTCATTTTTTGCTGAGCAGTTCTCTGTGGCTTGGCGCACGCGTTGAAAATACTAGGGTATAGAATGCACCGCCCCCCTACCTGGAGCACTTTACCCCACCGAAAGGCCACTGTTTTACCTGGTTACTTATGACACTAAGTTATAAGACAAGTAAACATATTGATATCACTTACTATGTCAAAGTGTATCATAACTTATAAGTATTGATACCTTATAGAGTACTATTAATGCTGTTGTCTTTTACTATACTGGTCTTACTGTTCACTCTGTTGTCTTATACCCTCTGTGTGCCCCTCTAAGACGTTGCGCTTTGTCTTGTTTGTCCTTATTCTATTGGTAATATATTCCTTGTCTTAATAGTTGTTATAGCTTAATACTATTAAAGTGACTATTCCAGCAGATTTTCAACAGCGACACCTCTTAAATACGGACCGCGATAAGCGCCCCCCTACATTCCCTCTTATGATATTTCACTATCTGTTATATCTATTACATTCCCTTCTATAACATCTGAATCATTAAAATCATCCCAAGAAGGCTCATTATTATTTTCTTTTTCAGTTTCAGGAGTAATAACTGTTTTAGTTTCCACTTTTGAAATTGGAGCGCCAGCCAATCTATTAAGTAAGTATATGCTTGCATCTAGTCTAACCTTCTCGCTCTTAGCTGATCTTGATAGGTCGAGAATATTTTGTAAAAGTTGATTAGAGAATTTCATTATACGATTGTCAACTTTATTTTTAGCAACTTCATATTGTCTATCAAGTTCTTCCATGAATTCTGGTCTTTTCTTCCAGCGCATTATAGTTTTTTCACAAACATCTAATTGGTCTGCTACTTCTTTATTAGTTGCACCATACACTAATAATTCTGCTGCAATTAATTGGTCTTCTGTTAACCTAGAATCTTTTTCTCGTGGCATAATCAATTACCCTCCTTCCTTTTTATTTCTTCTCTTAAGTGATAATATAAAATTTTATGGACCATTGAAGGTGATTCTTTTCTATCACATGCAATAATATGAAGATTATCGAATTTGGCCATTAATGAAATTACCATAGCCGCGCTAGCGTTAGGATGAACATGGCTTATATATTCACCTTTTAAAAGTTTGATATAATAATCCTTGTCTTGTATAAGCAAGAATAATTTAACTCCTGCTTCTTTTGCTCTTTTTAGTTCCCTTATAAAACGGTTATCTTTATTTTCGTCTTTTACTGGATCCATTAAGTTTCCTAGCAATTCATCTAATCCTGCTTTTCTTTCTATTAAAATATTAGGTATATATTCTTTTTGATATCTAATAGCATAATCTCCAGTATTTAATTTTTCTCTAGTGGCCTGTATTCCATTTTTTATAAGAGTATCTTGGATTAATGTATCTTGTTCTCTTGTATCGCATATAATTTCATAATCTTCATTTTTTATTTTCATATTATCCCCTTCTATAAGCTAAATACATTGAATTTGCAACATTTATAGAGGTTTATGCCGTAGGCAATTAAGAGAAATTCTGTTCTGTATATAACATATAATAGTTAAGCACCTTTAAAAGTCTTATAATTATTAGAAAATCAATATTTTGAAGGCTTTTTATACTATCGGTTCGAGCTGGGTTTTTGGATTAATTTTGTCGGTTCGAGCTGGGTTTTTAAATATGTATCATACCTCATCCATTTAAGTTTTTCATTTGTTATTGGATTTCTACCAGAACTTTTATTAGGATTGTCTATTGCTTTTATAAGTGCTGATTTATGTATTCCATATTTTGTTTCAACCTCTTTGCACCCTATAAAAATTTCTCCTGTTGTTGTACATATTATTTTTGTTTTTTTTCTTCCTACTTTAGATTTAGCAAACTTAGTTCTTAAATAACTTTCTAGAGTTCCGCTTTTTATGTGGTTATCATATATATGTAATTTTTCCCACATTAATTTTTCACCTGTTACAGGATCTTTTCCAAAGCATTTGCATCCATCTTCTCCATTTAGTGCTTTATATATTCCTGAAGGTTTATCATCTTTTTTTAAATATAATAAGCATTCTTTTATAGAATTAAATACTTTTTTATTATTAATACAAATAATTTTTTTATCGTCATTTATTTCTATTAATTTTGTATCCTCTAACTTTATCCAACCTTTTCTTGTTAAGTTAATTTTGTTTTTTATGCAAGAATTTTGAATATTGGTCATGCAATTTCCTGTATCTTTTATAGCTTCACTTATAGAATAATATATTTTACCTGTTTCTAAGTTCATAACTTTAATACCTAAAGTTTCTTTTATTTTACTTATTGTTATTTCAGAAGGTAAATTTCCGCCAAGAGCGATATTATAACCTTTGCATGATTTATTTGAATCTAGCAATTCTATATAACATTGTTCTAATAACTCAGCTTCTGCCTTCGTCAATCCTGTAAATAATATTTCATGTACAAACTTGTTCCAACCATATTTTTTTATAGCTCTATAAAAAATTTGTCCTTTATAGCCTTCTCCATTTCTCCAACGATCAATAGGATTTTGCTTTGTTATTCCTATATATACTTTTTTATTTATGATATTTGTATGTTTATAAACTGTATATTTTCTTTCTAACATATCTATAACCTCGACTTTATAAATATTTACTCGATATAAAAAAATAAGGGCTGTAAGTTCGAGTTCTTACTTATACGGTAGCTAATCGTATAATTGCCCTTATTTGCTAACTTATTTAAAAAAACAATAATTTATTATTTCTCTTATTTCTTCTGTATTGTTTCCTCCCCAAATTACGAGAGGATTTATTATATAATAATCTTTTGTTTTTTCTCCTGCATATACTTTTGAGTATGCAAATAAATAATATTTATGCCCATCTACCTTTATATGAAATTTTCTTAAACTGTCTCTAAAAAGATACATTGAATTTTGTTTTGTACTTAATCCTAACAACTCACAAATATCTTTTAGACTTAATTTATCCAGCCTTCCAATATCAACTTCCAAAGGATTTTTACATAATATATTTAATTTCCAATTTGCATAAGGTATTAATTGAAATACATAGGATAAAGTTTTATGCTGCCTAATTGTAGTATGTTCATACAAATATCTAGTTGTATTAATCATTATTCTTACATACTCTTTATTTTTATAAAAATTTTCACCTTTACTAAAATACTTAGGATTTAGATAAAACTTTTCTTCTACTTCAAAAATAAGATTGTGTTTTTTCATATCACTTAAAAAAGCTAAAAAAGCATCTCTTTTTAATCCTAGTTTTTGTTGAATCTCTTTCTTTGTCATATGTTCTACTTTATTATTTTTTTTATGTAATATAAGCAAATTTTCTTTTCTGTCATTATAATCAATATATGTAGCTAAATAAATTATTCTTGCTATATTAGCTCTGTCAATATCCAAATCGTAGAAAAGTAACTTTTTATTTACATAAAACATATGAACAAAGCCTCCTTGCTTGTTGCAATACTTCTTTAAATCATTTTTTTCATTAATCAATCTTTTCTGTTTCGGAGTTAACTTTTTAGATTGTTTCTGAATAACTAACTCTTCATCATTTTCTATTTTAAAATTATCTAGGAGATCTTCTGTTTCTGAGTTTACTATTAAAACATCTTTCATTTTGCATATCTCCTTTTTCAAAATAAAAAAAGACAGTCTTGAAAAGACTGCCTTTACTTTGATACAACTACTGCATCTTAATATAATTATAACATACTTTTTAAAAATTTTAAACGAAATTTAAATACATTGTTCTAATTTAATCACCTCTTTGCATGTTAATATATTAAAACTTTATATCTTTATTGGATCATCCATCCATTACATATATTAATAATAGATTCTTTTAAATTTTTTGTATTCTGAAAATCATAAGCTATTTGAGTCATTAAATCTTGACATATTTTTTCTGCTTTTTCTCTTGTGTCTGATATTAAATTAAATCTAATAGAAGAATTTGTTGTGTATATTTTTTTAGGTTTATCTCCTAGAGTGATTTCATATCTATCTGGTTCATATAACATTTCAAACTTTTTACGCCAAGAATTGTATATAAAACCAACTTCATGATAATGTTTAACATTTAAATTTTTAATATGTTCGTCTATTTCTATATTTCTTATTTCTTTAATATAATATTCATCGTAACCATATTCGTCATTTTTTAAAGCTACCCATTTTTCTGCATCTTCTTTATTTTTAAAATATCCTTCAATACTCCAGTCTGAATAATGTCCACTAAAAATTCCATATATCATAATATCTCCTCCTTTTATTTTCACTCCATAAAATTCTTTATCACTGTATTTAATGTATTTATTTCATGTAAAGGAATTTCTATTTCTTTTTCTAAATTACTATTCCATACAGTTTTCCATTCTTTTCTTTCAATTGTTTCATTATTAAAAGTTATTTTTAATGCATACGGCGTTGATATTTCAATATATAATTTTTGATTTGTATATGTTATTCCGCCAAGAATATATTCTTTTTTATGGTGTGCCTGTTTTTTATATATAAGATTAATACTGTCATTTAATAAATCTATTCTTTCAGGTTGGCAATATAATTTAGGAAGCAATTCTTTTGCCTGTTCTACCATTTTATAAAAATCTCTTCTCGGTGTTCTATGATTATAAAGAGTAAAAAATATATCACTGTGTTCTGTATATATTATTTCATCTCTATATGGGTAATCACTTAAATCTTGTCCCGCCAAAGCTAATTCATCTATTCTTCTTAAACCTTCTTCTAAATTCATCTATTAATCCCCCATTTTCTTTATAATTATTCTATCTTTGTCAAAAGTTAACTGTATTTTTCTGTTATCTTCATTTATCCCTAGCTGATTAATATTAATTAACGATTATTTATTATATAATCATATAACTTGAATAAATCTCTACCATCATACTCATAGTCTAGTTTAAATCCTTGCCACCATGTATCATCTACATTGTTTGTTATTCCGAATATATATTGTTCTCCGTTTTTTTCAGCTAATTTTACTTCTGCTATTTCACTTAAATCAACTGTGTTGATAGAATCCTCCTTTAAGATTTTGTAATCATTCCAAGTTCTTGTTTTATAAGCTTTCATTTCTTTTCCCTTTTTCTATTATTATTTTATTCCCGTCAAAAGTAGCGATTACCTCTCTGCTTTCTAAATCAATACCCATTTCTTTAATCCATGCTACTGGAAGAGTTAACTTGTAAGACAATGCATTTTTACTTGCATTGCCTCCAGCTTTACAACAACTTACTTTCAAATTTCTTTGTTCCATATATCTTCCTCCTATCTATGTTGACCGTAGTGGTATATTAATATTTCTATATCACATTCACAAGCATTGATTATTTCCCAAGCTTTTGTCATGTTTTTTAATACATTTATGCCTATTTGTAATGCTTCAACTTTTGTAAGTTCTAATTCTTCAGCAGTTTTTCTTACTTCATAAGTTGTTCTATTTTCTTCACTTGCTCCTAATCTTTCTATTTTTCTTTCAAATTGTACTATTCTTGTTTCTCTACAATTTTTAGCATATCTTATTTGTTTTTCGCTTTTTCCTTCTATTTTCATTTCTTGTTCCCCTTCTTGAGCTAAGAAAGATAAACATAAACCTAACTGAGTTCTATAATCTACATCGCCATATTTTTCAACTATTTCTCTTGTCATTTCATGAGCTTTTTTCATTAAATTCTTTTTCATCTTTCTTAACCCCTTTCTTATTATTTATTATACTTATATATATATACTATTGGTTACCAATAGTCAAGCGAATTTGAAACTTTTTTAAATTTATTTTTCGACAATAAAAAACAGGCTAGAATTAAGTAGCTAGCCCATTTCTATAAGTCTATTTAATTTTATTTTTTATCAAAATTAACTAATTCAATTTCTGCTTCTTCTAGTATTTCACTTGATAATTCATCAGGATAATCTCCTAAATAAACTATTTTTTCTATTCCTGCATTTATACACATCTTTGCACATAATACACACGGTTTTGTAGTTACATATAACGTAGAATGATTTATATTAACTCCATTGTAAGCTGCTTGAATTATAGCATTTTGTTCAGCATGTAAAGCTCTACAAAGTTCATGTCTTTGTCCTGATGGTATTTTTAGTTGTTCTCTTTTGCATCCTATTTCTTCACAATGTTTTAATTTTTTAGGTGCTCCATTATAACCAGTCGCTAGAATTTGTTTATCTTTTACAATAACTGCTCCTACTTGTCTTCTAATACATGTTGAACGTTTCTTTACTATTTCAGCAATTTCCATAAAATACTCGTCCCATGTTGGTCTCATAATTGTTTCTCCTAATCATATCCATGTTCTTTTTTAAATTCAATAAACCATTTTCTTAAAGCTAAGTATTTTTCTTCCCTAGTATCCACTTCTTCTTTTGTAGGTTTTCTACCACAACTATGCTTATTACCTTCGGGACAATATCCTAATTTTTCACAGTTGGGAACTAAATATGTTTTGTATCTCGGTTCTATTTCTACTACCTGTCTAACCATTTCTTTTACTATTGTTCTTATAGGCAATTCTGCTCTAGTGCAAAGTCTTACATTTGCTAGATGCATTAAACATTCTAGGTTAACTGCTATATTACATTCTGTTGCTACTCCAATAGGTAATATTGTTCTAGCTATCTCATTAGCTTTTTCTCCTGTTATACCACCATCTTCTAAGAAAGTTTGTATATAGTTATATTGGGCATTAACTATATCTTCTTGGTCTTTTATTGTCTTAACCATATATGGACTATCTAGTAACTCTGGAGCTATATATATACTTACCTTTCCATCTTTATTACAATATCTTAAGCTTTGTACATTAGTTACAAATCCTTGTGTATGTCTTACTATCTGATCTACGCAATTTCCACACCAAACTGCTTTCCCATTTCTTCTTACAAATATTATATGGTTAGGAACATTTACACAATAAACTTGGCCTTCGTAATGTTTAACCGTTTTATGTTTTTTCAATGATACATGAGGGTATTTATTTCTAGTGTTGAAACTTACATTGATAACATATCCTACATAATTACATTTTACTGTTTTGTTGCATATTTGTATTTTCTCACCAACCAAATTTTCATTTCTAGTGTATATCATTGCAGACCATCCTGCTAAAAAGCATAATTGTTGCAATTGATTAGCCAATATTTCGGAACAAGTATAAAATTTGCCACATCCATTTTTGTCTAAATGCCCATCTCCTCTGAAATATTCATTTAAGAAAATCTGAGCATATTCTTTATTAAATTCATCATATATATTTAATGGTATATATTTGTTAGATGCAGTCCCTAATTGTTTTAAAAATTTGCCTAATGTTAAACTATTAAATCTTATATCTCTATCTGTTACAGTTGGTGCAAATCCTAATTTTATTATTATGTCTTGTATATCTTCTTTTGTATGATTTTCTATATTTTTTTTACAATTTGTTTGTGATATTGAAATAACATATTTATTTTCTTTTTCGTTATAATATGTTGATCCATCAGATAAATACCATGCTAAAAATTTATAAAATGTTTTTCTATCTAATTCTAAATCTCCAGTATACATATTACAATCTCCACCATTATTTGTTTTTTTCTTATATGTATAACCTTTAATTTTATATATATTTGGTAAATTATTTATACCTTTATATTCAAATTCCTTTGTAAGTTTTATTCTATTTACATTTATATCCTTTATAGGTGTTAAATAAGTTTTATCCTTGTCTTTTCTAACATCATATTTTTTATAATACATATTATGGTTCTCAGTTATTGCAAGGTCGACATTTTCACTTTTAATAAAAAACATATCCCCATTATAGTTTTCCACTATTTTTTCTTTTATTTTATGAAATTCCACCTTTTTAGTTGTATCATTTAAAGTTGCTACTATTTCATCTTCTTTTATGTCTTTGATAAACTTCCAGCCTTCTAAGGTTAATATTTCAGTTTCTTCATCGTAACAACTTCTAGGTATATTTCTAAGAGTAAACCAAGCATATAAATGTCTACTTCCACTTAGATGTCCACTCTTAAGGCAGCTTTCTCCAACTTTCTCTGCATATTTTGGATCAGTGTTATAACATACTGTAGCCATAAGGCCATGCTTTTTAACAAACTCTTTTACTTCTTCTGGGTTTTGTAGTTCTATTTTAAAATCTTTTAGTGTAAACATATTATTTTTCCTCCCATTCTTCTAATTCTTTTCTCAAATGATTTAATTTTGCCCATGCATAGTTAAATTTTTCTGTTCTTTCAAATACATAATTTCCTTGATAATCTCTTGTGAATTTAATTTTTAACCATGATAAAGCTAATGCTAAATATGTACTTTTTACAATTTTCTTTTCCTTTGTATCTACAGGTTTAGTTTGTTTTATAGGTCCTTGGCCATTAAGTTGTCTACATTTCTTTTCATCAGGATCTAAAAACATACATAAGTCATTAATTTTAGAACATTTTATTTGTTTCCCCACTTTTGTTGCATGTTTGCATTTCATAAATTTTAACTTCCTCCCTCATTTTACCTTTAGTTAGACAGCCACAATCTTTGCATTGACTGACTACTCCATAATCTATTTCTAAGAAGAACACCATACCCCCACAAAGAGGGCAGGCATTCTCTTTTCCTCCTAAGATTTTCTTCATATTTTCACCTTACATATATAACTTACTTACTATCCATGCTCCAATAACAATTATGATTATTGCATCTGCTATTGCTCTATTCATGTTCTTCTATGTACCAATCTTCTGGAACATCCTCTAAAGTGCAACTACCTAGTATATCATATATAGGGCAGTTACCTGATTCATACATATCATCACATTGTTTACCTGTAACAGATTTACAAGTTTGTTGAATTACTTTAAGTGCTTTTATTAACTCTTTTCTATCTTCCATTAATCTGTCTCCTTATTTAATCTTTCTATCTCTCTATTTAAATACCATGATGCTTTTTAAGGTCCTCTAATTCTTTATTTGAGTCTTTTTTACCAGCTCTAGAAACATATTTAATTACATTACCTCTAGCAAAATTTAGTTGTTTATCTTCAATAAAATCCATTACCTCTATATTTCCATCAGTATAATGTGATGGATGGTTAACTGGGTCATTTATTTGTTCTATTTCTTTTTTAGAATTTTCACATACTTCTTTTATTGTATATATTTTTTCTTCCCAATGTTCACAAGCTTGGTGTATGTTTGTTAGTAAAAAGATTTTACATTCATTATTTACGTAATTTTTACAGTTTTCACATTTTTTTAAAAAATCATTACTCATTATTTCACCTCCAATAGCTCTTTATTTTCATACACATTTCCTATAATTTTATTTTCTGCAGTAGAGAATATAGAAATAAGTCTAACGTTATATCCTTCTTTTGATTGTATATACCAACTTGCTTTGCGATATATAACCGCTCCAATTATATGATTTAATCCTCTAGTTGTTTCTACTATGTCACCTTCACATATTTCTATATCATTAATATCTTTGTATCCTGTATATTCTCCGATGCTTTCTCCGTCTACTTCAAAGAATCCTCGGTAATTATGTACTAAATATGTTTCTAGATCATCATTGTATTCTGCTCCGAAACCTTTTATCCATTGGCCTTCATCTAAAGAATAGCCTCTTACTTTCATTTCTCTCATTATTGATTTTTCCCCTTTTCTTTGAATTTTTCTACAACTTCATCACCTAAGTAATATATGACGAATAGTAAAGCTCCTATTGTAAAAAATCCTATTATTACTTCTAAAATGGTCGTTATTATTTCACATTTTATAAAAATCATAAAACCCATCGTAATGGTAAAAACTATAGCTATTGCATATAATAAAAGTCTTATAGCACCGATTATTATTTTTATGATTATTTCTAATACATTTTTCATAAATTTCTCCCTAAAATGTTTTTTTACTCATTCTTCCAGCAAAATAAATTAAGAAAAATCCTAATGTTACCATTAACCATTTTAAAGTATATAAACTCGGATTTCCTGCAGTTATATATACAATTGCATATCCAATTACCAATAATAACATGTACATATTTATCATCTCCTTTATATTTTGTGTTTAGTATTGTTTCTTTTCTTCTTGTTCTATTTTTATTTCTATATTTGTTATTGCATATTCCATGGCTTTTTGTGGAGTTAAATTATATTTTTTAATATATTCCCTAGCCAGTTCTACAATTTCATTCACTCTGCTTAATAGCAAAGCTTATCACCCCCTTTTTAGTACTTGTAATTCTTCAAGTTTCTTACAATCAACATACTTGCATTTATCTTTACAGTTATGTTTTATAATCGTTCCTTCTCCATATGCTCCTACTATTTGTGGTCCTAAATAGTTGCTGCAGTATTTATCGCCAGTTTCTTTTTTAAAGTATTTACATTTCATCTTTATCACCTAATTTCCTGTTATATCAACTATAGCTGCAATTTCTGAATTTTTTACAACACTTTTATCAAAAACAAATATATTTCCTTGGTCTAGTGCAGTCGCAAATCGTTCTAACATTTCATTATTATTCATTTTCTTCAAGTCCATTTCCAATTTAATTTCAAATTCTTTACCACTTTTTAGAATTATTCTAAATTTTCTATATTGTTCTGCCATATTTTTACCTCCCCTATTCCTTTACATTTATTTGTTCCATAGATACTCTAGCTGTTCTTCCTCTGCTATCTCCTCTATCAAAGCTTTCTCTTTCGATAAAAACAAATTCTTTTGTCTTTTTATCAACTGCTATGTATAATCCAGTTTCTTCTAATAGTCCTTTTAATACTGTGCATATTTCCTCCCAAGATTTAATTATTTATTATTTTTAATACCAAACTATGTATTTCTCCCCAAGCTATTTTTTCTGGTAATTTATATTTGTATTTATTTGCTATATCTTTATAGCCACAGAAATATAGTGTTTTATAAATATTTTCATCTCCAGTAATCATTTTTCCCATGTGTTTAGATCTACAATATTTTTTCCATGTATCATCTGTACAATTTTGTGAGAAAAAATACCATAATTCATGTATAAAACATCTATGTTTACCAGCTACATAAGTAAGTGATAGAGCCATACATAATGATTTATTATCCATAAGCATAGGTTTTATTTCTTGTTTAAATTGCTTTCTAATATTTTTATATTTTCTCTTTGCTATACTTCTTGCCATATATCCTCCTAATATTTAACTCCTATATAGTCTAATACCTCGCCTAGTTTCAGTTTATTAATGCAATAGTTGTATTGCTTTGGATGTGTTTTTTTCATTCTCTCAAATCTGTTAGGTGATTTTTCTATTTGATTTTATATTTTTTGAATAATTGGCACACATAAGAATAACTTATATCTAATATTTCTGCTATTTCTTTTTTAGGAAAATCTTTATATTTAAGTAAATCTTCCTTTGTTATTTTAGGCTGATTCTGCTTGTTTAAATGATTACTGCAACCAGCACCTCTAGGTATATTATATTTTTTGAACGCTCTGGTTATTGTGGCACTTGAAACATTTAATTCCTTTGCCATGTCTTTATTTGTTTTTATATCTTTATTGGCAATTAAATAATCTTTTGTCACTTTTCTTACTCTTTTCAATCCTAATGCTGCCGCTGTCCTTACTATAGTTTGTTTATTTACATTAAACTCGTTAGCCATTTTTTCATAACTTACATGTTCTTGATGCATTTTCTTAAACTTCTCTATATCTTGGATTTTACTAATTGTTTTTGTATCTCCTCCATGGGTGGAATTATATCCATTATCATAGCTGTCATATAAAGCTATGTAATATATTTCTTTTTCGTCTATTTCTGTTTCATCTATATTTTCTTCAAGCACTTCATAGTAAAAATTTTCTTTGCCATATTTATTGATAGCATTATATATTTTATAACTTCCTCTTTGTTTACAAGTAGAAGGTTTCATATGTTGCATAAATCTTGTATGTATTGACTGGCACGTTTGTCCTATGTATACTTTTGAATTTATTTTATTTTTTATTATATAAATAGAATATTTTCTCATTTTCTTCCTTACTTTCTTTGCAAATATTGAATTTTATTTATTTTCATAGATTCTCACCTTCAATTATTTTTATTTTGCTCTTTATAAAAGTGATTCTTTTTAACATAAGCTCTGTCAAGTTTACGCCAATAATGTTCTTGTAAATCAATACTTTTTCTGCCTTTTTCTATATTTTTACAAGCTATTTTATAATGTTTTTCACATAATTTTTTACCTTCTAATGCTTTTTCCCCACATATATAGCACAATCCCACTTCTACTCTTAAACTTCTTGGAACTGTCTTTTGTATTGTTCTGTTTCTATTTCTCTTAATCTCTTTAACGTGGCATTCCAAGCATTTATTTCCTATCTTCGCTTCCCTTTTCAAACATTCTCTACATATACCAAATGCTATACATAAATCTCTTTTTCTTTTTATATATTTTCTTCTTTGTTCTTTTGATTTTTCACTTCTAGTTTTCTCACAACGTTCTTTATGTTTATCTAAGCATTCAGCACACATTGTTCTCCCTTTTAATGCTTTTTCTTTAAGGCAATTCACACATAATCCTTTTTCTTTTGCCCATTCTCTATATTCATTCATAGGTTTTTACCCCCTAGAAGAAACTAAGTTGTGTATATTCTATCGACTTAATTTCTTCTTGCTTAAATTCTTCTACTGGATCCTTCCAACTAATTCTGCCACATGTATAACCACATTTATTAAGATTATCACAGTCTTTGCAGCATTGATTCTTACAAACTCTGCTTAAATCCAGTTCTTCGTTATTCTCTATTTGTTCCAGTAGCATTAACTCTTTTACTGAATCCATTCGACCACATCCAAATGCTGTCATGTTTCCACATTCAAATTCCATTTTATTTTTCCTCATAAAAAGATATATTTTTTAATACTATGTCGAATGTTCCATTTTCGTTTTTTCTAAAGCTGTATTTCATTGGATCTTCAAAATCTGTTAACTTTCCTTTTATACTAAAGCCAGTATCAGTTTTTATATTTCTGTTTTTAAGTTTCTTTTCAATCCATTTCTTGTCTATTTCAAAGTTTTCAGTTAAACCTCTATCTTCCATTTGCTCGTTAAAGCTTTCTTGTAATTCTTTGTCTTGAATACTATTTTCAGCAAATTTTTTAACATCTAGAGTTTCTTTTTCTTTTAAAGTATAATTAAGCATACTTCTTATATCTTCGGCCATTTTCAAATCTTCTGATATTGCATTTGTTATCCAGTTATCTGCAGTTTTCTTAAATACTTTTGTTTTATATTTATCATCTTCTATCTTTTTAGCATTTAGAAACTCTGTTAAAAATTTAGTTTCTAGTTGGTCCTTTTCTGCATCTTTGTCTAATAATCTAAAGTGATAATAATCATTTACTCCATTAGGCCCAACTATTACACATTGCTTTTGTCGGCCTGTTTCAGGTATACCTATCTCATTTGATGCGATTTGTATGTTAAATTTATCTTCTACATATTCTATTGAATGAGTATAAAGTTTTTTATAATCAAGTTTTATAATTGCTACATTTTTTTCATCTTTAACACTGTATAAACATATTGCTAAATCACAAGAATCTATTTCATTATTTCGTTGCATTACTTCAAATAAATATGCTGCTATCTCTTTTGAGTTTTGTAAGAATGTCTTTTCATCGTAAATTATTTGTTCACAGCAATTTTTTACGATATTATCGTTGTAATCTTTGAATTTTGCTTTTCTTAGATCATCATCTTTTAAAACTCTAGTTATTATCTTTTGAAAAAACTTATCTACTTCTAAACTATTTTTACATTCATAGTCATTTAATATTGGAGCATCACTATTTGTATCTAGTACATGTATTATTGATTTATGTATTATCATTTTTCTTCCCCTTTCAATGCATCTTGGCCAAATAAGGCTACTGCCATTTTTTCGATTATTTTCTTTTTAATGTAATGTACATTTGCTATTGTACAATCAAACTCCTCGGCAATATCTTTAAGAGTTTTTTCTTCAAAGTAAATATATTTAAATATCTTTCTTTGTTTTTCACTCATGCTTTTAAACACTTCTGATATTACCTTTCTGTTTTTTTTATGTTCAAATATATCTCCCTCAACTTTTGCAATTAAATCATCTATTCTTATAACTTCATTTTCTATAGGTCTATTAATTGCATGAGTTGGAGAAGATTTAACCATATCATTACAAACTGCCTTTATCGCCCCCCTATCTCCGTCCTTTATCTTTTTTATATGTTCTTCCTTTTGCTGTATATAGATAGTTATAAATTTCATGTTTTTTAAAATCATTTCTGTTTCTTCCATAACATCTTTATTCAAACATTCCACCTCATTATTTTTATATTGTAGATAAAATAATTTTATTGAATGTTTATAGCATTTTCTTGAACTCCCAACCTCTTTCGATTAACTTTGCTATATGTTTTATTCGACCTTCTTCTAAGAGATTAATTAACCTCATTTTGTCTAAAAGTCCTAAAGATGCTTGAATCATATCAAAGAATTCTTCGATTATATGTTCTTTTTCTTCATTTGTTCCACTTTCTGCTTCGAATTTTGCTACCGCTCCAATAAATTCAGCTTGTTCTTCTGTTACTTTCATCATTTGTTCTATAGTAGAAAGATGATTTTCAGCTAGAAGAGGCATTATATATTTGTTGTATTCTATTTTTTTGTACTCTTCTTTATAACACTCATCGCATATTCCAAAGAAGTCTCCAACAGTTTGAGGATTTTCATATTCTCTATTGCATTCTTTGCACTTCTTCATAATCAACCTCCCAGTCTAAAAAGTAATTTAAACAATCTTTGCAACTTTTAAATTTTGTACAATTTTTTATATAAAAATCACTTTTACATAAGTCTATTTGTATTAAATCAGTTATAACATCACAAGAGCTTTTTAAGTTTTCAACTAAATATTTAAATACCTGGTCTTTATCACTCTCTATTCTGCCTTTACTCATAAGAGCTACGTATTGAAAAACTTTCACTTTATCACCATCCTCTAACTCCAGCATATTGAACTTCTTTCGTCTTTAACTCTTTTAAATATGCATCTAGCTCATTTGGATTAAGTTTATAAACTTTAATTGTATTTCCATTAGTTTTTTCTAATTTTTGTACTTTTGGTACAAATGCATTTTTAATATTTTTACTTGTTCTTAAGCATCCACAACTTTTTACTTTCTTTTTTAGTAAACTGGATCTAACTACTAATTTTTCATTTCCACACTCACATTTACATAAGTAATAATCGTATTTTATTTTTCCTCTATTTCTTTTTCCAGCATACTCTACAACTGTAAGCTTTCCTATTTTCTTTCCTACTAAATCTTGTTTGTCAACTTTTCCAAAAGGTCTTCCCATTATATTAACCCCCTTCAAGATTTTACTATTTTTTATTTTCTATTTTCTTTATATATTTTTTTACAAAGGAAACAGGTCTGTTTATGTTGTAAGCTATTTCTAATGCACTATAACCTTTTTTATACAATCTTTTTAACTTTCTTATTTCTAAATCAGTTGCTATTTTGCCTCCCATATTCATCACCTTTTCATAGCCCCAGGAGGTTTTACGCCTCCTAGGATATTTATTAGTTAATTTTCTTCTTTTAAAGGTATAATTCTTATTTCTTTTAAAATTGAATCATACTCTACTGTCAGAAGAGTTTCTCTATTTATGTGTAACAATCTTCTTAATTCTGCAGGTATAGATACTCTTCCTAATTTATCTATCTTTCTTATATTTCCTACTCTTTCTTTCATAGTTACTCCTTGTCTTTTAATAACTCTGCAAGCTTTTCTATTGCACCTTTTAAAGCTTCTTCTATGTTTGTTTCTTCTGTTTCAGTATGTGATTTGATTTTTATATCTTTACTTCTTAGTTGTATTATTTTTTCTATTGATGTAGTTAAGATTTTTAATAATTTTGTTTCACTTATATCACATTCATCTGCCATTCCTTTTAGAGCTCCATAGTTTAAATATGCTAGTTCAGTCAACATTTCTGCTCTGTCTTCACCTTTTATGTTTACCTCTACTTTTCCATTATTTACGATTGCTTTTATCATCTTTTACCCCCTAAAATATAATTTCTGTGCTTTTTTCTGCTATTAAAACAGGTATTCCAGTAGCTTCTTCTACCTTTTCTTTCATTATTTGACTATCTCCGTGTTTGTCACTTAAATGTAATAACATCAAATTTCTTGTCTTACTTAAATCACTAGCTTTTAGAAAGTCAATTACATTTTCAAGTTCAAAATGTGATTCTTTTATACGAACGCTTAAACTTGTTTCTATGCAATATTCTTCTAAATTTTCTTTGATATAGTTACATTCAACCAAGATACTATTTACATTCTTGAAGTTGTATTCACAGTAGCAAGTATCAGTTATAAATAACAAAGTTCCTATGTCCTGATGTTTTATAAGAAATCCTAAAGGTTCTTCTGCATCATGAATAACATCAAACGGTAAAATAGTAAAATTTCCTATTTGTTGCCTTTTGTTAGCTTTTACTATTTTAGTCCTATAGTTTTTTATGTTTAACTTTTCAAAAGTACCCTTAGCTGAATATACATCTATTCCATTTTCTGTTAAGTCTTTAATTGATTTAGAGTGATCTTTATGTTCATGAGTAACTAAACATCCAACAACTTTGTCAATTTTGTAATTAAGACCTTTTAAAATTTCTTTATATTTGATACCTGCTTCAATTATTAGAGTTTCATCAGGAGTAATAAGTAAATAGCAATTACCCCTGCTCCCACTTGCTAAAACTTTTAAAACGGACAATCTTCTTCCTCTTGAGTTTCTTCTACAACTTCAGCATCTATTTTCGTATCTTCATCAATTATTTCTGCTTCCATTTGCTCTACTTCATCTATATCTATTGTTTTTTTTTTAGCTTTTTTTTTCTTCTTTTTTTTTTTTTTTTTTTTTTTTTTTTTTATTTCACTTTCAAAAGCTTCATTTTGGAATGTCACAACATCTTCATCATCTGAATAAGGGCTTCTATTAAATGCACTTGCAAATAACTCACTATCATCTGATGTATTTATATATAATTTACAAGCTCTATTTATAACAGTTCTTTTAGCCATTTGATCTGGGAAATTTATATGTGAAGGACTTTTACCTTTTGTTGGTCCTTGCGCCCATGATGTTTTTATTTGTGCCATACTCATATATTCCGTATGTAAAACCCCTTCTTCTCCTATAACAACAGCAAATGCTCCTATTATCTTTGAGTTATCTATATTTTTTAAATCAGGTTTATAATCTATTACATTTATATTTCCATTTTTATACTCAAACTCAACTTCATCACCTTCATAGATACAATAAGCTTTCACATCTTTTATATATTTACTTCTTTTCGCTGCAGCTATAGTTCCCATATAGCTTTTAGTTAGTTGGAGTTTATTTCCATGTGGAATAAAGTAACATTGCTTTTTCGAAGGACTTAATCCTTGAATAATCATATCTAAAAGAGAATTTGCTATACTTACTTTTGTACAAGTTTCTAATACACATCTTTTATTTTTATCTTTTGTTTCTTGTAAGATTAGATAAGCTGATTTTAAAGCGTTTTGTGCTGCATAATTCTCTGGTATTACTAATTCTTTACTTGCTTGTAACTCTCTTACCCTTTCTAAAACTTCGTCTGTAACAGTTTTAGGTTTTTCTGCAATATTTTGAGATTGTTTAATTATTTGATTTTTCAATACTCGTCACTCTCCTAACTTTTTAGTGTTTAATTATGTTTAATTATAGACAAATGTGTTTATATCACACTATCTAACCAATAAATTTTATTATATTTCCAAAGTAATCTACATTTTCTTACATTGACTTTTTTGCAATGTTTTGTAGGACTTTGAAAATTTAATGCGTTCAAATGTGGATATAATGCTGTAACATATCCTTTATGAGTTTCTCCATTTCTGTAAGTATATTCAACCAAATCTCTATGTTTAATTCCTAATACATTATCTGTTTTTGCTTTTGATTTTCTACGCATCGGTTTAATCATCCATTCTTTTATATTGCAAGTATCTGGAAAACAATTTGTTATACAAATAGCATCGTTTGAATGAGATTTTTCTATATTCCATTCAATTCTTTTATTTGCAGTATCTCCACCTGTTGTAAGATGTAATATTCCTAATTGTTTAATATTTTCTCTAAGATAATTTTTACCTTGCATGACATGCATTGCATAATCAAATCTTTTTGGCTTACTTTTTATTTTGGTGAAATATCTCTCTTCAAATTCTCGTTCTTTCCCTTCTGTCTTTTGATGACAAGAAGAACAAAGAGTAATGAGATTCCCAATAGTATTTGCTCCACCAAATCTCTTTGCTCGAATATGATGAACCTCAAGTACAGTATTTGTTTTTCCACATTCTTGACATTTACAACTATCTCTTAATATTGTCGCTTTTCTAAGATTTTCATCTAATCTATTATTCTTCTGATATTGCCAATTATAAGGTTTATATCCATCGGTCATTGCTCTTATATCTATTGCTACATCTTCAAGATAATATTCTTTAATATTTATCCATTTATTTAATTGATATAAAACTCTAAGAATAGAATCTTTCTTTTGTTTAATACTTGGCGCTAATCTATTAGTTTTTTTTGAAGATGCTCTATTATTGAATCTAGGTTTACGATATCTTTTATGATATCTACGGTATTGTCTATATCCTCTACGAACATCCATTAAGTGTTTTACATCTTGTCTTTGTTTAATAGTTCCTTTAAATACAACTTTATTTTTACTTGGACATTTTTGAACAATTGCTATTCCAACATGAGAACTACCATCGTCAATTCCACAAACCATATGACTTTCATCTTCGTCATCAGGTTCAACTTCTTTTTCTAACTGAATTACCATAGGATATTTACTTTTTAATTTTGCTCGACCTTTTCTAATCAAATACCAACCTTTATTTACTTTAGTTGGAGCTAAAGGTCTATTGTTTTTATCTACAACAAAACAATATTCAATTTTATTTTCCATCTCTGGACACCTTCCTTTCGGAGAATTTTTCGTCTTGGGAATGTCAAGTAGAGGATATGTGTTTCCCTGTTATCAATACAGGACATTAGCATTGTTTCTTGGTTAGCACTCACAGAGTTTCAGACTGACGATTACATCTAAAAGTGTGTGTTTACCTTACTACTCAACATAGTTCATATCTGCAATATATGTTTCCATAAAAGCAGTCACTAACCCTTGAAACCTCTTGTTAAGCCATATACAAAAGACTAATGTGTCCACTTTTCTATATGTTTGACTATATATTTCTATGTATATAGTCACTTAACAATTAGTCCTGTTGCTAGTAACAATATGCGTTTAACTTTTTCTTTCCTTTGTTCTTCTGTCAGATAGTTATTTTTCTTAGTCAATCTATCTTGTTTATGTCTCTTAGCTTTTTCAAAATTAACCTTTCCTCTAACTGAAGATAATGTTCGCCCTAAATATTTTGCTATTTCTTCATCTGATATTAATTTATAATTTTCTTCTAAAAACTTTTCTTCTTCTATGCTCCATTTCATTATTTTCACCTATTCAATTATAGATATTGTCGGGTCTGTAGGTTGACCTGATTGTGCTTCTGTAGCAGGTTCATTCCAAACTACACAAGCTTTTAAGTTTTTCCATCGATATTCTTGTGACATGGTATTTGACCATCTATTACTTTCTATAAATTCTTCTTCCATTTGGTATATATCTGGAATTAATTCATATAAAATATCTTCAATATCACAACTATTACTAAACTCGTCTATTCTATTTTTAGCTTCTTGAATTTTCTCTTCAAAGAATTTTCTTTCTTCTTCTGTAGCAATTTCTATGGCATCTATTTTTATTTCTTTATCCTCTGTGACTACCAACTTAATCAATTGACCTTTAGTATCTGCTATTTTATTTACACATTCACTATTATCAATGAATATAGGTGCGACTAATTCGAAATACTCGGATAAAGTGTTTATTATATCTATACCAGCATTTATTTGACCTGCAGTATTTGCATTAGAAAATGGTACTCCATTTATAGTTGCCTCACAGGTTTCTGCAATAGCTCCGTTAACTTGAGTAGAGAATAATTTAAAGCTTACGTTCTTAAAATGCTTATTTATATTTTTTTCTAAAAGTTCTACTCTCTTAGTAATAAACTTTTCATATAGCATTATAAGACCTTCTTGTCTTGCTATTTCTACTCCGATTTGTTTTTCCTCTGCTTTTAGATCTTCTATTCTTTGATTTACTTTCTTGTTATTTTTAACTGCTCCTAATTGACTATATAACCCTTTTAGTTGTGTATTAATTTCTCCTTTTTCAATTAAAAGTCCTGATTTATCTGGATATGTATCATCTTCTTGTAAACTTTCTAAAAGCTTGTTGTTTTCTCTTTTAAGTTTTAATATTTTTTCTTTCGTTGCATCACTAGGCGTATAAGAAATACCTCCTATTTGGCTTTCTAGCTGATTTATTTTTTCTTTCTTGATGTTTATATTATTTTCTATCTCAGAAAGCTTTAAAGTATAATTTTCGATATCTTCTTGAATATCTTCTTGTTCTTTAACTTTTATTTTGCCTTTTTCTATTACTTCTTCTTTTCTTCTAGCTTTATCAAGATTGAAGTTTTTCTCTAATTCTGCTTGTTTTTCTTCTATGTCTGATTCATCAAAAGGTCGTTTACAAGTAGGACACTCTGTTTTTATACTACTAAAATCAACTTTCTCAGCTTGAATTCCACTAAATTCTTCTCTTAATTTAGCAGCTTCATTTTTTAGCATTTCAAACTTTCTAGTTAATCCATCTATTTTATATTCACATTCATTTTTCTTTTGTTGTTGTGAATATAAATCTTTTTCTTCTTTTCTTCTTTCTTCTTCTAATATTCTTACTTTATTGTCATAATCTTTTCTGTCAGCTTGTCTTTCTTCTTCGATTAAGTTTTCATTTTCACTTATTTTTTTCATTACTTCATTTCTTTTAGCTAATAATTCTTTACTACTATTAGCTATATCGCTTATTTTATTGTCTATATCTTTTAACTTACTTTCTTTAAATGCTATTTCTTTTTCAACTTCTTTTACATCTAAATCAACTACTGTTTCCATTAATTCCTCGATTTTGTAAGGAATTGACTTTTTATTTTCTCTTAGTTTTTTAATGCTACCTTTTTTACTGTCTATTAGCTTTGATACATCTTCTTTTTCTAGATCTTGTTTTACTAAATTTAAATCTTTATCAGTTTTTACAACATCATCTACTGATATATTCCCTCCAGCAACTTCTAAGATGACTTTTCTTTGTTCTTTCCAACTAAGAGAAGGAAAATGAAAAGGGTTAGTTAATAATTTAAATGTTTCTTCGTCTGCTATTTCATTTATTTGCTTGTTATAATCTGATTTTTTAACTGGAATATCATCAATTTCATATTTTGTTGTATTCCCATCAAATACTTTTTCGCTTTCTCCTCTTCTAGAGGTCCATTTTTCTTTATATTCTTTTGATAGTTTTACTTCTAATCCATCTACTTCTAAGATGCCTGTTACATGAGGATTTAAACCTCTTATATATTCGTTATTTTCATCTAAAGGTTTTAACTCAAATTTGCTATCTCCTTTACTGTTTTTATCGAATAATAACCATGTAAAAGCATCAAAAATACTTGATTTTCCAGTTGCATTTTGGCCTGATATTGTTGTGATATCTTTGAAATTTATGTCTAATTTTGATATGCCTTTAAAATTGTTTATTGATAGTTGTTTTAATTTTATATTTTTCAAATTTTCTCCCCCTATTTAATCTAAATATCTGATAATTTTTCTAGAACTTTTATAGCAACTAAATAATTATTTCTATCTTTTTTATTTAATTTTTTAAATTTTTTCTCTAAGTTAGTACTCAACTTTTCTATAAAATCAATAGCGATTTCATTTCCTTGTTCAGTTAGCACTATTATATATTCCCTTCTATCTTTAATAGTTTTCTTTCTACAAACATATCCTTTTTTACTTAAATTATCTATTAAACTAGTTAAACTGCCTTTTTCTATATTTAACTTTGAACATAATTCTGTCATATTTATTTTTTCATTACCTTTTAAAAAAACTAATGCTTTTAATTCAGTCTTTTTAATATTATGAATTTCAGAATATTGTTTTAAATATTTTAAATATAAACTAGAATAAATTTTTGGAAATGTGTTTGATAAAAAATTAATTGTTTGTTTTACCATGATATACATTACATCCTTTCTCTTATTTAAAAAACTCTAATGGTGATACATTTAAAGCTTTCGAAAGTCCTTTTAGCACTACTAGAGTAGGATTTGTTATAACCCCATTCTCTAGTTTTGCTATATAGCTTTCTGTAACCCCTACATCTTTTGCTAAATTACTTCTGCTTTTCTTCATATAAAGTCTTTTTTCTCTAACGAAATCCCCCTATACTCATTTACCTTCCCCCTTAATCATCATTCATTGCAAACCAACAAACTCCTAAGAAAAATCCAGCATAAAAAGCTGTCAATATTTTTAAAAGTTCGTATAACATTGACATTCCTCTCTTTCATGTTTAGTACATTGAAAGCATTTGAACTTCTTGCAAACATTATCAAATGGATTTACTATTTCCTTGTTTGTTTTTTTACAACTTTTTATTCCTCTTTCATTTTTCATGTATAAGCAGTCATAACAACATGCCTTATCTTTTGTCATTTTCCTTACTCCTTTCTAAAATGGTATTTCTTCATCATCTACTTCGTGAAAACCATTAGGATCTAACCCTGTAGTTGGTTCAAAATCAGGCTTACTACTATTGTCTTTTGCATAATCCAATGCTTGTACATTTCTTACACTTACTTTTGTAAACGTTCTGTTTTCACCTTCTTGAGTTTGATATCTATCTACTTTGATGCTTCCTTGTGCTGCTATTAATCTTCCTTTTGATAAGTAGTTAGCACAAAATTCAGCTGGTCCACCTATAACCTCTATTGGGATAAAATCTGTTTCCTTTGTTCCATCCTTTTTCTTATAATCTCTGTCTATTGCCATCGTAAAAGTAGCAACAGGTGTTCCAGAATTAGGTATGTATCTTAACTCTGGGTCTTTTGTTAATCGTCCTACTAAAACTACATTATTCATCTTTACCTTTCCTTTCACTAACTTTCATTATTAATTTAGCTATATTTGAACCCGTTTTCGTCAATTCTTTATCATGAAAAATTAATTTTTCATGGTTCATTCTTAGTAATTGACTTTTATTAATTAATATTAAATTATCTTTTTCTAAGTTCAATTTGTTTTGATCAGCAAATATAACCACATCATCTTGTGTTAATTTGACATTATGATATTTTTCATATAGAATCCTATGCTTTAATTTCCACACATTAGGTTCTTTTACTTTTATTAGAATATATCCATTACTATCAATTCTTTCACTACCAATTTCTTTTTTATTCCAAGGTTTACAACCTTTTTGAAAAGAAGTTTTATTTGGACCAGTAAGTCCTTTAGTCCCTTTATTCCACGTTTTATGTCCCTTTTGAAACTGGCCATCAAACTCTGTGTTATATCCATATCTTTTAATTGCACTTGTTATTTGACTTAGTTTGAATTTATACTCAAATTTTTCGTTCATTAAGTCTAATATTTCCTTACGATGTTTCCCTGGAGTAATTTCTCCAAGATACTTTTTTTCTTCTTCACTCCATTTATGTGGTTTTTCGCTCATTATTCACCACCTTCTAGCATTTTAGGCATTTCTTTTTCATTGTTTTTACCATATTCTAATTCTATGGATTTTGCTTTTAATACAACATTTGCATTGGCAATAATTTGTTTTGAAACTCCTATAACTGCTTTACTTCTTATAATTTCATCTTCTAATTTTTCTCCTGTTATCTCTTCGTCATTTAAACGTTCTAATTGAGCGAATAAATGATTGTTTAGATCACCCAAAGTATTCCTAGGCACTTTTTAAACCCCCTTAGCTATTCTCATATTCGGTACATTTTTAAACTCGATTATATTTTCTCCACACATTTCTATGATTCTACTAGTTATAGCAGCATCATAATCCATCAATTCATCTAGTGATTTTTCTGTACTTACTATAATCGGTTTTTCTGTCATGTAACGATAATTTATTATTTCATAGATATACTTTCTATCAGCTTCGCTTGTTTGACCTTTAAGTAAATCATCAACGAATAGCACAGTGCAATTCTTATACTGGTCTATTTCTTTGTTGTAATTAATTGGATCCATACAACATTGTTTTAGTTTCATAATTAAGCTAACATATTCAGCATATCTACATCCTACATTTTGATTTACGAGTTGCATCATCATTGCAATTCCTAAATGGGTTTTTCCCGTTCCCGGCTTTCCAGTTAATAAAAAACTACCCTTTTCCTCTTTAAACTTCTTACAGTAGCTCATGGCTCGTAATTTCGCCTGTTTCTGATGTTCTGTATCTGTTTTGAAGTTTAAAAAAGTTTTCTTTTTAAAAGAATTCGTTAGGCCACATCTTTCTAACTTTTCTTTTATTTGTCTTTTCTTGATACATTCACAAGGAACGGCTTGAGTATAGCCTTCTTTATCTTCTTGTAAAGTGTATCCTAAATCTCTACACTTCTCACATTGATATTCTATAGCCATTTTTCTATGCTGCCGCCTCCCATTTCATCTAATTCTTTTTGTAATTCGTCTATTTCATCTAAGTCATCTTGACTTACTGGTTTCATTTTCTCGGGATCTATATAACCTTGATATTTTTGTAAGTCCTCTAATATGTTTGAATTGTTATTGTCTTGATGTTTATTTGAGTTGTAGTTACTGAAGTTGTCTTTTAGTGGAAAAACTCCTTGCCAACAATTTTCAATCGAGTTTTCCAGTATTTTTATTTTGATATCATCTGTTGTTGCTAACTTATCTAGTTTATTTAGTATTCCTTTTAAGGCTCTTTCTGTAACAGGCTTTTTAATGCTCTTTCGCATTTTCATAAAATCTATTATTGTTTCCTGTAAGAAAGAGTTAGAAGTATACTCATTTATAAGAACATCTAAATCAGTTCTTTTTTTCTTTTTTTCTTTTTTATTAAGACTGTTATTATTAACACTATTAATATTTAAACTGTTATTATTAAGACTGTTAATATTAGTGTATTCGTTTTCGAGATATTCATTTTCGATATCTTTATTTTCGTGATATTCATTTTCGATATCTCTAAAATTAATACATCGGTCTCTTTCATCCATTATGATTTCATATATATTTTTTGCTTTTAAATTACCTGATTTTATTCTTTCTACTTTTATGTACCCGGATTCTTTTAATGTTTTTAAGTGTTTAGTAAATCTATTGATTGAGATTCCTAATTCTTCACACATTAAATCTCTACTTGGATAACATGTTTTTTTATCTCCAGCGAAGGCTATTAAATATGCATAAATTGCTTTTGCCTCAATTGAAAGATTCTTATCTCTCATAACTATCTTAGGTATTATTCCATACCCATCACGTAAAATACTATTTTTGTTGTATTTTACCTCCATTGAATCTGTCATTTAATCACCTCGTTTAAACTTGCTGGCTTTCCTTCTCTTTTACTAATTCAGAAAGTTTAGAAGGGTCTATTCCTAAAATTTTTGCTGATTCAGAAACTTGAAAAGCTTTTATAATTTTAAGAACCGTGTTGTAATTTTCTTTATTAAGTCCTTGTAAATCTGATGCTATTTTTAGTCTTTCTTCATATCTAGTCATCTAATTACCTCCTTCGTTGTTTTTCGTTTATATATACATTATATTCCATTTTTTTACGTTAGTCAACGAATTTTTAAACATTTTTAATTATTATTTCTCGTTTTGCGTCGTTAGTATTTTTATCCGATTAACGACTTTTTGCAATTTTCTCGTTTATTTTTTTCTATTAATATGTTACAATTATTGTATATTAATAAAAACTTTTAAATATAATTGGAGGCAAGATATGAATGGTGTAAATGAAAAAGATATTGGTAAAAGAATTGAATTCATAAGAAAGAAAGAAAAGCTTTCAAGACGAGAGTTTGGAAAAATAGTAAATAAAAGTGAAGATGCTGTATATAATATTGAGAAAGCTAGAGCTAAAATAAGTGATGATATTATTTATAGCATATGTAATATTTTCCACATTAATAAAAATTGGCTGCTTAATGGAGAGGATGGTATGTATGAAACTAATTCCAAACATATTAGACTTGCAAATATAGTTGGAAATTTAGAAAAAGAAGAAAATCTATTTGAATTAACAGAAATGCTTCTAGATCTAAATGATAGACAAATTGAGGTAATTAAAGATTTAATAGATGTGTTTAAAGAATCAGAAAAAAAATAGGTGCTATGCACCTACTTTTTATTTTCCTCGTTTTTTTTATTTTTCTTTGTTAAATATTGATAAACTAACCCCAGTGTATCAATATCTTTATTTTGTTTTAACAAAATTATTATTTCTTCTTTTAATTTTGTTATATAGTCCATAGCATCTCCCCCAAAACAGCTTAATAATATCGAACTTACGTTCTATGTAGATATATTATAATACTAATTTTCATAAAATTCTATACCTTATTTATATTATACTTCCATTTATTGCCATTTTGTCTATTTGTCCCCCATTACGGGACACTATTTGTATTCAGAATCAAATAAGTCAGTTATTTTACAACCTAAAGCTATCGCTATTTTTTCTAGCTTTACTAGATCCAGTACTGTATCGTTATTCTCCAGTCTAAAGAGAGTACTTTTGCTTAGTTTAGTTTTGTATGCTAACTTTCTAAGACTATGATTTTTCTCGTTTCTTACCTTTGAAATATTGTTGATTATCATAAAATTTATTCTAAAATAACTGCTTTTTCTCGTAAATGTAAAATATTTGGTTAATATTCCACAAAAACACTAGAAAAGAAAAAAAATCCACCTTCCGCAAGATGGATTTTCTTCTAAATAATCATAGGTCATATATAAGATACAGAAATACTTTTAACAATTTAATTATAACATTCCAATACTTATTTGAAAATCGGAACATATTCCTAACTTTTACAAAAAAACAACCGCTCTTGATGAGGGTTAAGAGCGGTTAGGGAGTATTGTTTCATACCATAAATTCTAATGATAAACAATATACTAGAAATATTTTAGGAATAAAAAAATATAATCTTAGATAACTATATTATTAATGATACTACTGTTTTTTCAAAACTTCAATCGGAACATATTCCTAATTAACAATAAAAAATAACTACCTCACAGATGGAAAGGTAGTTATTCTTTAAGAAAGGAGTACTTATATTAGTAATATAGCTAAAACTTTAAGTCTTATACAATATAAGATTAACACCTTTCATTTCCAATTACAATCGGAACATATTCCTATATATTTTTATAAGTGAATTTTACAAAAGTTCCGTTTTCAGTTTTAGCCTTAACTCTGGCAACTTCTGTTGTTTCATCTATTTCTAGACTTTTAATAGCTTGAAGAACCATATTTGTTGTACAATTTTTAGTTTTAAATTCAATAATATCATCTGTATATTTTACAGTTGCATTTGACATACTAAAATCTACCCCACAAATAGTTAATACATATACATTAACTTTTTCTCCTTCAAATGGTTCTAGAAATTTTTTAATTTCCCATTGTTCAAATAATTTTTTAATGTTATTATTTTTCATTTTTCTTACCCCTTCTCTAATTAATATCATTCAACTTTAAAACCTAAATAGTCGATAAAAATAGTCCCTGTCATATCGATTGTCCTTGTCACTCTTACCCACTATCATCATTATAAAATCAATAGCTAAAACCTCTTTCTATTTTTAGAATAGTCCCTGTCACTTTTAAAAGCAATTTTTCATTTAGAGTAGAGGCTTTAGCATTTTTTATGTTATTTTTAATCCGCTAGGGTAGTGGAAATTTACCCTAGTAATTCATATAATCGTTGTTGTCTTTCATACTCTTTTAAAGTCTTTTGAGATTTATTTCTAAACTCTAATCTTAGATTGGACCTTCTACAATTTTCAGGATTATTATCTTTGAATACTATTTTAAAAAATCTTGTATTATATGCTCCAAAGAATCCTTCGTAAACCAATTTATGAACTGGAATATTTTTTCTTTTACCATTTTGGACCAATGTTACAGTTTTATATCTATGAGTATAAAAAACTTTCAGCTCTTTCCAAACAACACTTCCATAATCAATTTTATCTAGTGTTTGATGCTCAAATCTTTTCTTGCTGCTAAATACTCTTCCAAAACTAGTTATGTAATAATCATCAAAGTTTGTAACTGGAACAGCATCTTCATCTATAAATAAATAATCTTTAATCGTATCTTTCATCAAGTTCTTCCAGTTGCTCTCTGTTATACTCACGATAATCCTCCCCTCTTAAAACTCTATCTTCAATATATTTGTCAAATTCCTCTGTGCTTTCAAATTTATATCTAGTTTTCTTTGCAAATTTATATCCCTCTGCGTGTGCTTGTCTTTCTGCTTCTGTAATGATAATATCTATTCTTTTCATAATGTCTTTATATAGATCTTTGTTCATTTCCGCATCATGCTTTGCACAATTAGAAAGTAATTTATCTATTTTTAGATAGTTACGAGCAAATACTTTACTTCTAATAAACTCGTAGTTGTGTGAAGTTACTGCATGCGGTTTTGTGTTTCTTTTAATATAATCTTCTACTTTTTTATCTTGTTTTTCTTTATAAACATCACTAATAGGTTTAAAAGGTTCATAATCTCTTAAAAATAATCCCTCTATGACCTTTATAAGCATTTTTAAAAGATTAATAACTAAATATAAGCTAAATCTACAAAGTTTTATTACAAGGGCAAATACAACCTCAAGCCATGAACTATATTCAGTTTTTTCTTTATATCCTTCTAAATGTTCTTCTTTGCTTAAAATATAAGTTGCTTTTGTTTTTTTATCTCTATCTAATATTTCTATACTATCATTTTGCATTCCAACCCCTCCAATCTAAAATTTTAATTGCAAGTGATCTTAAAATTGGATTAGAATACAAAAAATCTTTTATTTCTTCCTCTTTTCTTTTTATTGCCTTTTCTTCATCTGACAATACATCGACAAAAAATATTTTTTCTAAATTCATATTATCGTCGAACATTTTGACTTTATGTCTTCTCATTATTCTTCTCCTTCCTCCTGGAGAAAAACTATGTTATAATTTACTTGCTACGGTTAGTTATAACATAGTTGTAACTTCCAGGGTCGCTCATCTTTGTGTGGGCGACTTTTTTATTTTATTTTTTTATTTCAACATCTAAATAGATGCTAGAATACTTACTTTTACCTCTGCTTTTATAAGCCTGTGATTGACTTATAATTTCAAATTCCTTTTCTAACTTTTTAATAGCCTCTTCTAATTCTTCTGGTCTTTCATGGTTGTATGTAATTCTTATTTTTAGCATATTCTCACCCCCTTATTTTGGAATATCTAAATTATTTTCTGTAGCATAATGTAATACTCTACTTTGTGACAAATCGCTTAAAGAATTAAAACCATTTTCAACTGCTGCTAAATATAATTGTTCTTCTAAATTATTATTGTTATTAGATTTAGACTGTCTAAGCTTATCGTCTAATTCATCAGATGTATAATTTTTATAGTGTTCATTAAATGTATCGTGATATTTTGTTAAAGGTTTTTTATTCTCTTTTCCAGTATCTTTTGTAACAGTTTTTCCTTTGCCTTTTTTATTTTTAAATTCTGCTTGATCCTTTTGATAATCATCTAAAGTTACTATATTTTTTTTGTCTAGATTTTCAAAAACTTGTTTCATATAAGCATATTTTTTACTAACACTTTCTTCACTTGCTGCTATAAAAACTTGTTCAAATACATCTAAATCAAATTTATTTGCATATTCTAAAAGTAGTTTTTTAGTATGTGGCATAAATCTTTTTTCAATTTTAAAAGACTTATATAGTTCTATAAGTTTTGTTTCTTTTTCAACACCAACAACAACTTCATTTTCTTTATTAATATAGTTGTTATTATTATTTTCTTTATTAGCGTATCGAAAATCGGTATCGCAGAAATTGGTATCCCTATTTTCGGTATCCCAGTTTTTAGGATTACGGTGAGATGTAGTGTTTTCAACACTTTCATCGTTATTAGTTTTTTCGCTTACGTTCATATTTACGTTATCGTTTACGTTCGTAATATCTACGTTTTGTTTTTCGCTAAAAACTTCGTATAAATAACCATTTGTAAGGTTACCATTTTTTAGAGGTGTTCTTTTTATATAACCAATCTCTATAAGCTTATTTAGGCCATTAGATACTCTAGTTTTACTTACTCCTAATTGAGTAGCTAAGCCTTGTATACTTATTACATGATTTGGATTAGATATATATTGTAAAATCTTTGCAAATACAAAAAATGCATTTGGGCCTAATAAATTCATATCGTTCATAATTTCATTTGGAATAACTGTAAAACCTTTGGCTAGTTCTGCGCTTGCTATAAATTTGGATTCATTGCTACTTTCGAACTTAGACATATCTATTTCCCTCCTATGTTGAATTTTATCGATTTGTAGCAATTTTTATCTATCTTAAAGAATTGAAAATATAATAAATGCATGATATAATATAAATACAACATTGATATATGTGATACAAGATAGACCTACTTTGCTACAGTTTCTGTACAATTTGATTGTTGGCGCGATCAAAAAGTAGGTTTTTTTATGTTTATTTTTCTTTATTTTTCATGTAATTAATAAGGATATTCTCTGCAAATTTTGACATTGATTTATATCCTTCCTTTTCCATTAACTCTTTTAAAAGAGCCTTGTCTGCTTTTGAGAGTTTCACATTTATTCTTGT